AAATTAATAACTACTAAGGATTGGGATGGTACATTAAAAACAACAAGAAATGAAGATGGAACTATAAAATATTCAGAAGTTTTATTACCATTTAAATTTTGGGATAATAAAGGTAGTTTACTTAAATTAGATAAATATATTAAAGATGGATATTTAGATACAGATAAAATATCTCCTGAATTATTAGAAATATTTGGATTTAGAATACCAACACAGGGATTAAATTCAATGAGTTTAATTAAAGTGGTAGGATTTACCCCTAAGTATATGGGAGATATAATAGTAGCTTCTAAAGATTTTGTAACTCAAATGGGTTCAGATTTTGACGTAGATAAATTATATACTCAAATGTATAATACTTTTGTAGATAAAGAAGGTAAACTATCAGCTATTACTCAAGAAAGTATAGAAGGTAAAAATATCTTTAGAGGACAAGAAATGGTATATCAAAATAATATATTAAAATATACTAAAGCTGTATTAGAAAATCCTGCTATAGAAGTACAATCACAAAGAGCAAAAGCATTAGGATTTGATACTCTACAAGATATAGTAAAAAATGTTTATTATCCTATAGAAGATAATAAATGGACACCTTTATCAGAAGATTATCAATCATATAGATATTTTAGTTCTCGTGCAGGTAAAGCATTAGTTGGTTCATTTTCATTAGATAGTGTATTTAATGCAAGTTTACAAGAAGTTACAGCACCGGTTAACTTTATGACTACAGTTTTTGATAAAGATGGAAAAGCAAAACAAATTCCATTTAGGGTTAGATTAGCTACTTATTCAAGTACTAATTTAAATGATATGAAAGATGCAAAAGGAGGATATAAATCAGAAAATATATCTGAATTTCAATCTGTAGCATTAGATGATACTAAAGAACAATTATTGTATAAACTTAATATTAATAGTAATACAGCAGATGCGTTAAGAGTATTAAATCAAACAGGAATGCCTTTGGAAGTATCTATTGCTTTTATTAATCAACCTTTAATTAAGGAATATATAAAAACAAGAGATAATAAAGAAGAACAAGATGCATTACTTAATGGAGATTTTGATTTAATGATAGAAGAAGAAATTCTATTACAAAATACAGAATTAAAAGATATGCATAGGTATATTGCAGATAATATATTAGAGGGAGATTACCAACAAGCAGCTTTGAAATTATTTAAAGATTTAACTAAAAAAGGTAAACAACTTAAAACTGTACAAAGTGCAATAAATGTAGATAGTGCAGGTATTGGTAAGAATAGTTTTTATTCTATAGAAAAAGCAAATGCATTATTAAGATTAGGACAAAATAGTAATATAAGTAACATAAGTAAAATTGTAGGAGATTATTATTATTATAATAATGATAAAGAATATTTAGAATTAGATAGTGAATTACAGAAAGACTTTTTAGAAGAAAAGAAACGTGATGGGTATTATTTATATAAAGATGTTATGATTAAACCTGCAACTATTAATGGATATGCAGCTGTTTATGCTAATTTATTTAATACAGAATTATGGAGTAATTATTTTCCTTATAATAAAGGATTTTTAAATACTACATTAAATAATATAGTATCATTAACTACATCATCAAGTTTAATATCTACAAGAGCAGAAGAATTACAAAAAACATTCTTAGAATATAAAGGATATATATCTTCTAATACTTATCAATTATTTAATAAATATAATACTATAACTGAAGCTAAAGAAGATTTATTATTAGATACAGAAACTCATAAATCACTTGGAACTATAATAAGTGAAATGAAGAAAAAACCTAATTTATTAAATCCTTTTATAGATAGAATACAAGTAGGAGAATTTAATGCTCCTATAGATGTTTCAGGTAAAGTTCCTACTGCAATTAGTTTTATTAATGCTTCAACTCAAGAATTAGAAGAAGAAGTAATTATTAATACTATTATAGATATGATTGTAAATCCTAAAGATATAGGAGAATATAATGGAAAATCTACGACTACTAAAGATGTTATTGATAATTTAATTATACATCAAGGTATAACAGGAGGAGTACAAAAAGGTACACAATTAATTAAATTTATACCTGTTACATATTTAAAAGATATAGGATATTATGAAAGTATTAAAAATTCTTATATAGAAGGAAAAAGTGTAAATGTAAATCAACATTTTAATAATTTCTTAACTCAACATATACAACATAATCCTGAAAAGTATTATAAAAGTGTATTTATGGAATCTATAGAAAGGATTGAAGATGGAGTATTAATATTTAATGAAGGAGTAGATACTACATATTTTCCTAATATAATTACAATACCTTCTGTGAATAGTAGAAAGGGTTATGATGTATATAAAGATTATAATGGAGTTTATCATCAGATTGATACATTAGGTAATGATGTAATGAATGAATATGATTTAAATGCAGAATTTGCAGCAAGAACTGTAATATATGCTAATACAGCAGATAATTATAATTATTTACCTCAAGCTTCTCAAGCTTTCCCTATACAAGAACAGTCAGTTAGTACTTATATACCGAATACAATAAATGAAGTATATCAATTTTTAAATTTAGATACAAATGCAATAGGAGATAGATTATATAATGAAAGTAATTCTTTAGAGGATAAATATTCATTAACAGATAATAATAGTAGTAATGAAAGTAAATATACTAATATACTAACTAATATTTCAGATAGTAGTGATAGTATATTATCATATATGGCAAATAAATTAATGCCTATAGTTCCATATTTAGCAGAAACTTCTATATATTTAAATAATAATCTAAATGCTAAAGGTGCAACTTATACTTCTAAATTAAAAGGACGTCCTGTAAGAATAGAAATTAATCCTAATAATATAAAAGGAGAAAATGAAATGCAACGTGTATTATTAGAAGAAATGATACATGGAGTACTAAGACAAGAATTAAAAAAGAATACAGTACATACTAAAAGATTAGAAGCTTTAAGAGAAGATACTAAAAAAGCTTTAATATCTAAATATGGACAAGAAGCTTATGATAAGTTACTAAATAAAATGTCTACAGGTAAAGCATTAAATGCTACTGAAAGATTAATGTATAATGTAACATCATTAGATGAATTTGTAGCTAATGCTATTACTAATAAAGAATTTCAAAATATACTTAATAATCTTAAAAATGAAAATACTTCATTATGGTCAAGATTTATTAAAAGAATTAAAGATTTATTAGTATCATTAGGAGTAATTTCAGATAGTAATTTAGAAGGAGTTTTACATGAAACTATCCAGTTATTTGAAAAAGTAAATAGAAATTTACAAAAAGAAGTAACAGTTCCTAAGTACGTAAGAACTAAAGAATATATTGATAACAAATTTAGATTAGTAGATGAAAATGATGATTATGTAGAAAAAGAAAATGCAAAAGAAATTGTAACATTTATTAATAAAAATTTAGCCAATTTAATTGCTACACAAATTAATAACTTTGTAGATGTACAATATAAAACTTATTCAGATTTAGAAGTATTAAATAGTATAAATGTAGATGCATCTTCTGCTACAGAACAAGAAAAGGGTTATTATAAAAATTACTTAGATGTAATTAATTATAGAATACGTGAGATTAGAAAAAATCTTAATAATGCAAAAGCAAAAGAAGATTTCGCTAAAATTACAACTTTAGAAAATGACTTAGTAGTAGAAAGAGAAAAATTACGTAAAGTAAATGATTTACCTAAGTTAGTAGATTTACATGCATACGGAGAACAGGAATTAGCTAAAATACAAGAAATGTTTAAACGTACATTAAGTATTGAGGATATTAATTTTATAGATAGTACAGTACAATTTTGGAAAGTAGCTAAACAAAGAGTATTTCAAGATAAACATTTTGGTTCTGAATTATTAAATAATATGTATGGAGATTTAGAAAGTAAAGCATATTCAGCAGAACAGAAATTATTACAAATTAAAAATAAATATCTACAAGAATATGTAAAACAAAAAACTGGTAAAGATATAACAATATCTGATATATTTGATAAATATAAAGATGAAAGTGAATTAGCTTCTTTATTTACAGATATAAGTTCATCAGGAAATGAATTATTAAGTTCATTAATGATAGATTTAAAAGAAGCTAATATTAAAACAGAAGACGAAAGTAGAAAAATATTAAAGAATATAGATGGAGTTACAGATAAAGTTATTGAAAAACTTAAAGTAATAGATAATAAAAATCCATTTAGTATATTTCTACAGACAGATGAAAAAGGAAGATTTAATAATCACATAATTAAACCATTTGGAAGTTCTTTCTATAGGGAAAGGAATAGAGCATTAAGTAACTTAAACGAAGAAAGAAATCCTATAAATTTCGTAGCATATATTAATTGGCTTAAGAAAAATACTTTAGATATAAATCTACAAGATTATTTTCCTGAGAATGGAAAAATAACTAAAGCTGTTGAAAATAATAGAAGTAAATTAAAAGAACAATTAGGAGATTTTATCTATAATGATTATATACTTAAACAAGAGAAAAAAATAGATAATTATAAAAATGCATTAGATGCACAAATAGAATATTTAATAGGAAGATTTGGATTAGCAAAAGCAGCAGATATATCTAATGATGTAAATGCAAGTTCTTTATATTCAAGATGGATAAATCAAAATAGTCCATATAAATTAGCAACTTTTATTAAAGAAGGTTCTCCTTCTTATTTATCACAATTAGATAACTTTAATTCTCAAAATTATTATGAAGTTATTGGTAATGAAGATAAAAAAGATAAAAGATTTGAAAGAATAGAAGCTGATACAGATTTTATACAATTCTATAATACATTTAATAATTCATTAAAACAATTAACAAGTTTCTTATCAGAAGAACAACAAAAACAATTAGCATATAATGGATTACCTGAATTAGAGAAATCAGTAATAAATCAATTCTTTGATGGAGGATTAAAAGCCGGATTTGGAGTAATAAATGATGCATTAGTAAAATCTACACAATCTAATTATGGAAGTAACGCTGTAGTTGATATAGACCCTCTTACTCAAAAACCTCTTAAACAAATGAGAGTAGGAATGATTAAAAACCATTATAAAGAAATAAATGATTATATAGCATTACAAGCTGCTAAATATCAAATAGAGAATAGAGAACCTGCTCCAGTAGAAATGTTAGAAGAATGGAGATTAGATAAAATTGCAGAACTTACAAAAGATAATGCAACTGATTTACCTAAAATACTTAAATTATTTTCTATTACTTCACTTGCTTATAAACATAAATCAGAAATAGAAGGTAATGTAAAAATGGCTAAATCTATTATTGATACAATGAAAGAAGTAAATAGACGTGGAGATGGAACAGCTATTACAATTTCAGGTAATAATGAAATACATCAAAAACCTATTGAAGAAAGTTTTATAAATATGAAGAAAATGCTTCAACATTTTATGGACTTAAATTATTATAATAGTGGTAAAGAAGAGGAAGGAATAGGAAGTAAAACTTATACTAATGAAGAAAAAAATAAAATAAAAGAAATTGATACCGTAATAGAACAATTAGAAACTTCATTAGCTAATAAAGAAATATCTCAAATAGAATATGATACTACTAAAAATTCTTTACAAGTACAAAAATCTCAATTAGGAAGTAATAGAGTATATTCTAAATATGGAGATAATGTATTAAAATATTTTCAACTATTAGGAATGGGTTGGAACTTTTTAGGAGGTGTATCTAATGCAGGATTTGGATTTATATCTAATATTGTAGAAGGAGCAGGAAATGAGTTATTTAGTACTAATCAAATGTTAACGGCATATAAATTAGTATCAGCAAGTATTGCTAAAAATGTTTCTTTTAATAATTTACAATTAGGAGATGCAAATAAAATAACAAATTTAATGTACAATTGGAATACACTTAAAGATGCTACAGAAGAATTTAATGTAAATAGTAATACAAGTATGCTTAAGAAAAAAGCACAAGCATTAAATCCTTATCAAATATATAGGTCAACTGAATATGTAAATCAGGCTCCTGTAATGATAGCAATAATGCTTAATACTAAAACTACTACTAAAGATGGAGAAATTAATTTATATGAAGGTTTTGATAGTGAAGGAAATTGGAATACAGAAAAATACGGAGAAGAACCAAAAGAATTAATAACAAAAACTCGTATTAAAGTAGACCAAGCTATAGCTAAAAGAATACATGGTAATTATGACCCATCTTCTTCTCCGAGAATAAAAAGAAATATTTTAGGTAGAGCAGTAATACAGTTTAGAAGTTGGTTAGTAGATGCTATAATTGTAAGGTTTGGTAAAGAACGTACAGACCATTTATTAGATTTACAAGTAAAAGGTAGATATAGAAGTTTAGCAGAAAATACTAAATTAGATAAAAATACATTAAATTTATATGGAAGTATATTAAAATCAGTAATAAAAAATAATTCATTTGGTACTATATTTAAAAATACAGATTTCAATAATCTAAATTTAAGTCAAGTAGATGCTGCAAACTTAAGAAGATTATCAATGGAAATTACTTTAGTTATTAATGCACAATTATTACTACTTGCATTAGGAGCAGTATTAAAAGGTGATGATGATGAAGAAAATTATGCTTACAATGTATTATTTAATCAAGGATTAAGACTAAGAACAGATATGCTATTATATGTAAATCCTGCAGAAGGAAGAAAAATATTTAAAGATGTAATTCCAGCATTATCTTTAGTAGATAACACAATTAAGTGGACTGGCGACGTCATTACAGCCGTTACAGGCGACGATAATTACAAAACGGGAGAATATGCCGGAGATAGCAAGTTAAGCCATTCTACAGGTCGTATAGTACCATTCCTGAACCAAGGTTATAGGTTTATAAACAGTTCGGTACAGACCTTTGAATAGTCAAATTTTTAATAGCTTGAATTGCTAAATTTTTAATAGCTTTAAAATGTAAAAACCCTATAGATTAATTTCTATAGGGTTTTCTATTTTAATATAATATTATATATTAAGAAGCTTTATTACTTGATAAATCTTTTATTCTTTCTTGTAATACTTTATGATAAGTATCCATAGAACATAATTGAATTTGTAATAATACCTTTTGATAATTTCCTACCATACTATTTAATTCTTCATTAGGTTTATCTAAGAATTTTCCTAATCCTATTAATTTAGTATTTAATTCCTCTTCTTCAATTATCAATCTTTGTAAGAATGTAGTTTCTTGTTTAACATTATAAGTTAAATTAAATATATCTTTTTTACATGGATATATTTCTCCTTTAACTCCTATAATTAATACATCATTAGGAGTAAAATTATAACTACCTTCTAATGTAGGTATAATATAACATTCATTATTTTCATGTGTTAAATTATGTCCATTAATTGCTATTACCCAAGGAATACCATCATGTAAACTTTCAGGATTATTTACTATTCCTATATTTACTACTTCTTCAAATGTAAAAAATTCTATTTCTACTGGTTTTTTAGTTGCTTTAGTACCACTATAACCCATTGTGTTTTGGCTCATATTTAATATTCTTTAATTACTTTTATTAATTCTTTATATTTTTTAATAGTATCATTATTATCTACACTATTAATAGTTGCTAATCTAAGTATTTCTATCTTTTGATTATAAGTTAAACTTTCTTCCATAATAGTTAATCTTTCCAAGTTATAAATTTAACTACTGACATTTGTGCTAATACACATCCATTTAATGCTGCTGTCCTTAATACATTATAAGTCCAACTTCTTTTTTCTGTATCAGCTGTAGGATCTCCTATAGTATCTGCTATATAAGCAAATGACCTTTTAACGCTATATACATTTGATAAATTTGATGGATTAAAATTTACTCCCATTAATTTTTCTCCAAATGTTAATTCTCTCGGTGTACCTAATGTACCTTGTTCTGTTTGTCCGTCCATTTTATTTAAAATTTAAGTTAATATTTATATTTATTCTAATACTTGTATATCGGATTCATTGTATTCTTTTTCTGATATCTCTTCTACATGAATATTATATTCATATTCAATATCATTTTCTTCTTCCCATTGAGAAGGACTTTCATATCCTTCTATATGTTGTACTCCTGTATCTCTAAAGAAATCCATAGCATCTTCTTCATTTTCTGCCTTAAATTTCCATTCTTCTTCTGCTCCTACAAAAGATGGAGAAGCTTTACCTATCCAATATCTCATAATTTATTTATTATCTGTTATTATTGCTTCTTTTTTTAATAAAGCTTTAAAATAATCTAAAGTATTATTTTTGTGATATGATTTTAATATAGTTATAAATTTATATTGAGGTATATAATATCTTATATCATTTTCTTTATAAATATAACATAATTTTCCTTCTACTACATCTCCTTTATCTCCTTTTACTGGAATAAATACTGTAACTTTAGTTTTAAATATTTGATAATTAGTACTAAATCTCAATCTTTTATCTTCTGTTACTAATACTAATCCTTTATTTAATATACATTCTATAATAAAATTTATTTCTATATTTATTTTAATTTCATTTGTTAAAGATTTTATTTTATGATTTAATTTTGCATTTTCTTCCTTTAATTTACTTATTTTATTTTTATTATATCTTCCCAATAGAAAGATAGTCAATACTACTATAATTAAATTAACTACTACAATATCTAATGTTATTCTCATTTTTTAATATATTTTCCATATTCACTGATAGTCTTTGTAGAGGGAAGCAATAAATCACTTTCTCTATCTACTCTAAGGTAATTTAATCCCATTGATAATGTTTCTCCATCTGCTTTTACTTCTTGAATTTCATTTCTCAAATCTATTTCTGATATTAAATGTGATAATAAGTAATCTTTATAATTTACTTCTTCATCTACTAAATCAGTTTGAAATTTAATTTTATTTAATAAATTAATCCAAAACACTAATGCAGTTAAATCTTCTGATGTATATTCTCGTTTTACATAATCCGGTAAATATAAAGCTATATTTTTATATATAAATTTTATACCTCTTTCTATATCTTCAAATACATGAATAATATTATAAACAATAGTTTCTATATTTTCATCTGTATATAAAGGTAAACAAGAATATATTACTGTAGCAAAATTTCCTAAATCAATAGGAGTAAATCTATCTAATAAATTTACTCCTGACATTGATGTAGAATTTTCTAATACTGAATTTATTTCAGCTATTATTTTTTCTCTCATAATTTTCAAGTTTTTTCCATAGTCTATCAAAAATATAATAACTATTATTTTCTTTTACATATATAATTTCTTTTTCTAAAATAGGATTAGTAATATGTAATTCTGATATAGTATTTAAATATCTATTATATGGTTTTATATCTTCTTTGTTTTCTTCTCTTTTTAATATATAAATTGTATTTTTATAACTTAATACCGTTATAATATTATACCATATTAAAATTAAAATTACTATTATTAAAAATGGTACCATATTTTAGTATGTTAGTAATGTATTAAATAAATCTTGTCTAATTCTTTCATCACTTGATAAAAATATACTACTAAATTTATTATCAAGAGTTTTATAATCTTTTACATTTTGAAAATAACCAGTTACAGCATTATATACTCCCCATTTACTTCCTACTATATCTTCTTGTCCTACTCCTGAATGATAATAAGTATTTACAGAATGTAAAATATTACTTGCTCTTGTACTTAATTCATTTTTTTCATCTCTTGGTAATCCTAATACTAATTCCATTATTTTAAGAGAATCTTCATCTGATATAGGAGCAGTAGACCAATTATCCCAAATTTGAGCTAATGTATTTACTTGTGTATTTACTAATCCTAGTACTTGTTTAGTTATTTCTAACCTATCACGTAAATTACGAGTATGTTTTATAGTAATTTTATTCTTACTATTTTTTAGTGCAGCTGATAAGGTATTATTACATACAACTCTTATAGGAGTAAAAGTAATTTGTATAGACGAACTTCCATCATGACTCATAGATAAAAGTAAATATTTATCTATTTGAGATTTTGCAACTTCAAAATAATCAGGAAGTTTTACTGTAATAAATACTGTTTCTCCATTTCCTAATGCTCCTACTGTTTCATATTGAGTATTATTTTCTCCTATAAAACTATCAAACCATTCAAATGCTTCTATATTTTGTAAGGGTTCATATCTACTACCTACAGTACCAAAGTAATGTTGAGTATCAGTTCTAATCATTGCAAATTTATCTACTACATTATTCATTGAATAATATTGAGGATTATTTTCTCCTTCTTTAATTCTCATTAAATTTTCATGTCCTCGGCCTTCATCAAAAGTAATAGGAGTTGTATTCTTTATCCAAAGTGGAACTTTTTCTACTTCAAAATCTAAACCTCCTAATACTATTGCTTCTTTAGAAGTCATTGTATCTACAATCTTCCCGAGCATGTGCCAGGGCAACTCTTTCTTACTCACGAAAGAAGTATTGACTCCTTTATTGTTAAACATGTGACTCATATTATAATATTTTAATTATTCTCCAATCTAATTTTAATGCTTCCTGTGTAGTATAACTTCCTGCTATTTGAGTAAATTCTTTTACTAAATAATTACTTACATCTTTAACCAAATCTACTTCATACGACTGTCCTTGATTATATATTTCACTATTACCTAAATAAATTGCAATTACTTTTTCATTTCCTGCATCTAAATCAATAACAATAGGCTCTGAAAATTGATAATTAAATCTATTCCATAATTCTTCTGCTATTGAAAATATATTATTAATAGCAACAATTTGATTATTTACTATATAATCATTAGGAAGTATTTCAATATTAGATGCCATACTAATTACAGCATCTTTTATAAATTGTTCTTTAGTTATTGTCATTTTCTAATATTTTACGTAGTTGTATAAATCCTCGGTAATTATTACACCATCCATATTCTATTACATGATATTGAATTATATTATCATTATTATCTCTTTCTATTCCTATATGTGTAATACCTTTTTCTTTTTCTCCTTTTAATTTATCTGTAAGATTTTTAACTATATATCTTTTAGAATAACTTTTATATTCCATATCAGTCATTACTCTTGAAGGATGTTCAGCAGGACTTGCATGTATAGGTTTATCTATTAATAAACCATTAAATAGTTTTAAATCTGCTTCATAGTTAATTTCAGGATTATCTCCTAATGTTTGATATGATAATCTTGCACATCTTGCTGTAGATACTTTTATTATACTTTTATTAACTTCATCTAATGTATTAATATTAGGATTAGTATAATTATTTTCAATTACAATAGGTATAAGTAAATTTTCATCTATATTATCTCCATAAGGTAAATGCCATTCTCCTTTTTTTAATTCTTTAGGTATACTTTCATTAATAGCATCATATATAGCTTCTGCTAAAAACATCATATGAATATCTGCTTTACCTTTATTACGTTTTAACCAATCTAATATAGTCCAGTTTTCACAATCTATTATATTAGAACAATATTTTATAAAATCTTTTCTACTACTATAATAATATGATTTATCTCCTATAGGACTTTCTTCTGCTGTTAATTCGTATTGAGGACAACGTAATTCAAAGAAATTATCCCATTCTGTACCTGATATTAATACTTTATGGTACATAAAAGGTTCTAATAAACGATTTGCTAATTGTTTAGTTACTCCATGTTTATTTAAATTAGTAGCAGAATTTATTGCATTATATAATGCAGAATTATCTCCATTATATTCTGTATCGTCTCCCCAAAATCCTCTTAATAATCCTTTTGCAGTTAATTCTTTAATCCAAGTTTCATCTAAATCATTAGCAGATAATTCATCTAAATATTCAGTACCTTGCATACCTTTATGATCTTTTTGCCATGCATAAGGAATAAAAGGATTATCTCGTACTGATTGTACCATTTTATTAAATGGAATAGCTCTACTACTTGCACTATTCTTACTTAACATTCTATGAGTATTTAATTCTGCAAGAATATACCTTGGAAATATTATTTCTAATGTTCTTAATCTATTACCATATTGATTAATAGAATCAGTTATTACTTTTGCACTTATATTCATTATTGTTTAAGTATTGATTTAATATTAGCCGGACTGTAATTTATACTTTTTAATATCTTATTATCTTCTTTCCTATATATAATATATTTTCCTTCTGAATATTGATAATAAGTTTCTACTCCATTTTCTCTATATTCGTTTACTGTTTCTATTGCTTCTTCTTCAGTATTACAAGCTTTACTCATATTACTTCTTTGTACTTCTGCAAATAATTTATAAAATAAATCTCCTAATCCAAAAGTTAATACTCCGCCTGATAATACATATTGTAAATCTACAAATGCATCAGCAACTTCTATTAAATCATTATTTTCTATTGCTTCTGTAAGTTCATCTAATTCTTCTTGAATTAATTTTACTCTAAATAATGCTAATTCTTTATTAGGTATTTTAGGTATATTAGAAATGTATTGTTTGTTAACATTCATAAATTCTAATACTTCTGATATATAAGGAGAATTTTCTTTAGTACCTCTTTCATGTAATATTTGTACATTATAGTATTGTTTCATTTCTTCTAATAATTTAGGAAATGTTAATTCATTTTCTACATGTAAAAATTTTAGAGGTTCATTTTTCCATTTTTCTATTAAACTATCCCATTCTTTTTTTTCTTCTTCTGTAAAATTAAGTTGTACACTTTTAAAATAAGTATTATTAGGTTGCCAATCTTCACTTAATTTTAATTCAAATATTTCTCTTCCTGTTACAGGTTTTGTATCATCAATAGTATTAAATCTTTCTTTTACTTCTTTAACTTTTACTTCTTTAACTTTATCTTCGTATTCTAATCTATCTAATTCAGCAGCTAATAATTGTCCTGCTATTATAAGTCTATTTTTATAAGGTTTACTCATTAGTTTTAGTATATAATCTTCTGAAAATATATGAACTAAATAAGGATTATCCATAACTAAATATTTATTAGTTATTTCAGAAGGTTCTTTATGGGTTATTATTAATCTTGCTAAAGTAGATAATTCTTGTTTTTGATATAATAAATAATCTTTTTCTGTTGTTTTGTCTTTTCTTAATACTTTTTCTCTTTCTCTTGCTATATGACCTATTCCACTCATGATTTTATATTTAATTTTAATATCATTTTATTTTGATTTTCCATTTTCTCTAATTTAACCCTACTTTGATATTTATACATAATATCAAATCTTTCTCTTAATTTAGAATATAAATATATATTCATTTGATGTTCTCCATTAGGATTACTAATTTTAGCATGGTCTATTACTTCAATTTCTTCTCCTTGATGTAATAAATCAATTGCTAAATCTACCTGTCTTGTAGTATTTCCTACTGCTCTTCCTTCTCGTATTATGTTACGTTTTAAACTTTCTTCTAATAAATTTATCATAATTATTTATTTTAAATATCCATATCGTTTCTTATATTCTTGTAAATCATAAAAATCTTTTAAATCTTGTGATTTAACTCCTATTAAAGTATGTAATACAAAAGATAGAAAATCTTGGTCTAATTTTAATTTACTTTCTTTATATTGTTCTATATTATCTCTTGTTTTTATATGAACTCTTCTTGCTATTATAGTAACATCTTGTAGTGTAATTCTATAATGAAATTCTATAGGTTCTAATCCTATTACTAAATTTCTATTATCAGGAAGATAAGTATAACTTTGTCTAAATTCTAATTTAGGTATTGCAATAAATTTATTAGAAGTTTGTCCAAAAGAATTATAATTAAAAGTATTTTCTAAGTTTTTTAATAAAACTATTACTGGATTAGTATAATTTAATATTTCATCCGCTATTTTATTAGTTATTCTCATATTAGGTTTTCTTTAATTAATATTTCTTTTACTTTTTCTATTAATTCTTCTATAGTACCATTATTATCTATAATATATGAAAATGTAGCATTGTCTAAAGCTGTTTCACTTTCATGTTCTTCAAAATCTACTTTTAATATTTTATTTTCATTATCAACATAATTTCTATTAATTCTAATAGTAATACCTTTTCTTTCTTCTATAGCTTTTAATTCATTTGGAAATCTTAAATCTGTAATAATCCAATTAGGATATTCATGTCTATACCAAGTAAATAATTTATTACCTATATCTAAATTATGATGTTCTACTGGAACTTTAGGATTATATCCTGTATTCCAAATTGCATTACCTTTATATACTTCTGCTTCTTCTGTAAATGTTTTCATAGAAGGTATATATTTACTAAATAAAGAATTAATCCATATATTAGGATGTATTATATCTCTACCACAATCTGTACCTAATAATTGTAATAACAGTCTACGAGTTAATATTTTAGTTTCTATTTGATATCCATCTAATTTAAAACTTTTAAAAAACTCAGAATTTTCATATTCTGTTATTTCTTGCTTACTTGAATAAAGTTTACCAATTTTATTACCATTTAGTTTATAATGAGTCATAAACCATATTCTCCATTCTTCTCCTAATTCCTGTTCTTTAAATTCTCTATCTTCTAATTGTTCTCTTGTACAATTAGTTAGTAAACATACTATATCTTTAAGAGTATTTGCAAATTTTTCTATTTTAAAAGTTTCATATACATCAATTATATTATCTCCATAACCATTATCATATAATTTTCCTGTTATACCTTTTAAATATTCTTCTATTGTAACTGGAAAAGTATTTCCTTTTATATTAGAAACTGTAAGATATTGTATAATACTTCCTACTAAATCTTTACCTGCTCCTATTTTTCCTGAAAGTGCTATAATCATTATTTTACTTTTTAAATGTTACTACTGGTCCATCTTTTTGATGTTTAACAGGAGGATATATCCTATAATCTTGCATTACTTCTTCCATATTTAAAGTAGGTAATTTTTCTATTAATACAGTTTTTACTTGTATATTAAAAGATTTTTCATCCCATCCTGCTTTTAATTCGTCTTCTCTTTTCTTAAGGGCTTCTTTAGCTCTGGTTTCAATATCTTTCCATTCTTGCCATAATGGATCTTTTGTAGCTTCAAAATCATAATAAGTAGAAGTTGCTCTTATAGCTACAGTATGATCTTTATAAGTTATACTTCTTTTATTTCCTTCTACTTGTTTTTCTATTCCTGCTAGTACTGCAGATTTATATTCTTTATTTTCTGTAATTTCTTTAGCTAAACTTTCTAACCATTTTACAGCCATATGTGCTTCTACGGCATTTACTTCTCCATTTACTACTTGTTGTACTATATTTTTAGATACAGTATTTATACTTGTATCAAGTAAAGGAGAGATTACTGCTAATCCTGTTGTTTGTTCTGACATTTTATTTATATTTTAAGTTGTATTTATTTTGAATGATTTTAAGGAGATTTAAGAGATTTAAAATCTAAGGAGGTCTTAACCCTTCCCTATAGAAAGATAATCAGTCATTGAGGCTAAAAACGCTATCCACAGGCTTGAATTTTAATCGTCAGTTTCTGCATCCAAATCCGGTAAAAGTTCCTTACATTCTTTTAATTTTGCTTCTAATTCTCGTATTTGTTTTGATTGATTTGCTACTTTAATTTCTAATGTTTTATTTTTAGCTATTGTAGATTTTATAATTCCTTTTAGAGATTTATATACATCATCTTTAACAAATATTCCATCTTCTACTTTTTCTCTTTCATATTTTTGTTGTTTAATAATCCTTAATAAGAAATTTATAGCATTATCTTTAGGATATTGAGTTGTAATTTCTTTTACTGTATTATAATCATATTTATCCATAGTTGTTGATATCTTTCTATTGGGAAAGTTTATATTTTAATTATTCTATCCTTAATTACAATATCTTCCTCAAAGTTATAATTTATTTTATTTTTAATTTCTCTTACAATACTATTACAATGTGTAATTCTTTTAAACAATACTTCATAATCGAAAGTCATTTCTCCAATTCTAAATTCCATTGTTTTAGTTAAGCTTTTAAATCTTGTATAATTTCTATCTTCACTAAATTCACATTTTCTACTATTGTAAGTTCCTTTATATTCCCATGTATCTAATTCATTAAGAATATATTCTGACATATCTTTTATTAAATCTTTATTTAATTTATCATAAATATCAGTACAATCTATATGATAATGTATTCCACTTTCATCATTAAAATACATAGAAGTAGGAAGTAATTTTGCAATATTATATAATTGACATAATCCTTCTATTCCGTTTTGTATTCTAAATCTTTGTTCAGAAGAATTTATATCTAAATGTAAAAGTTGTAATTTTTGAAATTCAAATTTATTTACATCCTCTTTACATTCACATTCTATCTCAAATCCTGTAGAATAAGGAAGATAAAATAATGCTAAATCTTGTACATCTTTATCTTCCTTATCTAATACTATAGGACATATTTTTATTACATCATTAATATTCTCCACCTCTTCTTCTATATGTAGGTGCAGGAGGAGTATATGTTTTTTCTTCTTGTACTTTTTGTACAACTTCTTTTTCTACTGGTTTTTCTTTAACTAATTCAATTTTTTTAGTTGTTTTTTCTTTAGTTTCTTTTTTAACCGGTATATCTTTAGATAATGATTTAATAATTGCTTTTAATTTTGTAGCATTATTTTTTTCATTATAAGATTTTACTTCTTCTAATATTAATTGTCTTTCTTCCGGAGTATCAATTGCTTTAGAATGTTTTACTCCATCTATCATTACTATGATATTCTTTCCTACTTGTTTTGCTGAAATTTGTTTTTTAGCCATAATATTAATAATTTAATTTTGTTAATTTACTTTGTTTTTTAATATATTTAAATATTTCTTTATAATGTTCCTTTCCTTTATTACTTTCTACTAATAAATATAAATGTAAAAAGTCTTTAACTTTTTCTAATTCTTCTAATTTATCTATTAATTGATAATGTTTATCATTTTTTCTTAAATTTAATTGAATATTAAAATATTTAATTATATTTATATCTTTTTCTATTTTAGTTGGACTATATTTACTTGGTTGAAATACTGAAACAGTATCTATTAATTGATAATTATATACTGTCCTTAAATCATAATATAATTTAGCATAATATCTACTTATATCATTTATACCATAGTGTATATCTAATTCTTTAAATCTATTTGTAATTAATAGTCTATTAAAATGATTATAAAGTTTTTTATATGACCATACAACTTCTACTTCTTTAAATCTTTTATCTTTTTTATACTTAGTAATTACAGTAGGAGATACAACTATTAGTAATAATTGAGTTTTAAAATATGCAGGAAATGTACTAAATAATTTCTCATAATTTGCAATTTTAACATAGTCAGTTTTATCATCTTTTATAATATAAAATATATATTTATAAGAATTTAATATATTATACCCTAATTGTTCTTTAGAATTAGAAGATGTATAAGTTGTAATATAATCTGTTTTTTCTTTTACTTCTTTAGTTATTTTTTCTTCTATATACTTAGGATATTGTGAATACATTCCATAAGATTTACTTGTAATAAAATCTTTAATTCCTTTATAAATAAAAGAAGAAACTAATAGCCAATTTTCACTTCCTAATATATCTAATTCTTCTGCAATAGTTTCTAATAAATTTCTACTATAATCTTTAAATTTAATATAAACCTTGCCTTTAAAATGTTGTTCAGAAAATTTATTAGTTTTACTATCTTTTATAATTACTTGAGTATATCGTCTTATATCTGATATAGTAATATCATTCTTTTTTACGCTTTTTACTACACCGCTTGTGTAAACTAATTCTGATATTTTATTTAATCTTTCTTTAGATAATTTAAAGGTATATTCTTTTATTGCTAATTTACCTTTAATATTATTTACTACATCTTTATCTATTTTTACTTTAAATTCTCCTAATTTAAGGTATTTATTTTCTTCAAATAGAAAATCTAAATATTCTTTAAAATTAGTAAAATTAACTTGTTTTTCATACCTTTCTTTAATATCTTCAACAACAGTAAATAATCTTTCTTTAATTACATTTATTACATCTATATTTTCATCTTCATAATTAATACTTTCTCTACTTAATACAACTGGTAATTCCCCTGTTTCAAATTTAATAGCAATAGGAATATATATTTGAGATATTTGTAATAAAGAAAAATCAATTTCATAAGGAACATTACCTAAAGATATATGTAATTTATCTACAGCCGTATTATTAGTACGATATTTAAATAATTCACTTTCTAATACATTAAAATTATTATCAAAGTGATATTTTCTATCTTTTACTATAACATTATCAAAATAAAGTAATTGTTTTTTACATTCTTGGTTAATTTTCCATAAATCTGTTTCTTTTACTTCAAATTTTACTATAGTTCCTACTTCTAATTCATTATTAACTTTATTTAATAATGTAGCCCTTGGTACATCTTTAGTTTTGTAAATAGAATACGAATATTCTATTCCTTCATGTATAGTAATAAATTCATAATTATCTGTGTAAGATAGTGGGCTTTTACTTCCAAGACCAAATCCTCCTATAAGATTATTACTATCTCTTTTATTACTATTAAACCAATTCATATAAATATTTGAGAATTGTTCTTCTGATAATCCTTTACCGTAATCTTTTACAGAAAAATACCAGTTTCCATCTTCTTGAGATATTTCTACTAATACAGGTTCAGAAGAATTATTATCTTTATTTGCATCTACAGCATTAGATACTAATTCTCTTATAAATGAACCTATAGGATTAGAGTATAGATTTTTAGATACAGCATTTAATGCAAATCCTAAATCTGAACTTCTAATGCCTGACTCTATTTCTTTAAAATCTCCTATTGTATTTTCTTCAACAGGTGTATATTGTTGTATTTTCATACTTGATTGTTATTAATTATTTCTTATTTAGATTTTTTAATATATATTCAAATGGTGTATTTTTATTATATACTTTTTGTATTCTATTTATTGCAGGTATTATATTACTTTGTTTTCTACTATTACAACTTGCACAAGATAAACATTTATTATCTAAATGATTAGGTCCTCCTTTACTTCTTGGTAAAATATGTTCTATTGTTAAATTATCTTCTGATGTTAATTTAGTTTGAAAACCTGTATCAGATATCATTATTATATTACAAAATATACATCTATCTCCATACAATTCTAATAAATATATTTTATCTTTAGGTAATTCTAAATCTCTTGGTAATCTTCTATTTTCAGAAGGTTCCCAATAATTATTAAAAAATTCTAATAATAATTTTTCTCCTTCTTCTTCTGTAATTTTAAAATCTACAATATCTTTTAATATTTTATATGCATAAGTACTCATAATATTTATTATTCATAATCTCTAATTACTGTATCTACTATATGAAAAGGTTTACCATCTTCCGTATATTCATAAAAAGAACAAGTTAACATTTTACCTATATATTCTTCCGGTATTATAAATAATGCTCTTTTATCATTTTCACTCATAGTAGGATTTGCTGTAAATTCTTTACCATCTTTTGTTTTACAAGCAAACATTCCTAATGATGCATCAACTGATTGAGAAACTATACCTATAATTTCAAATTCTTCATCTATTAATCTTTTAAGTTTAACAATATTTTTAGGTCTACCTCCGAAATTATATAATCCTTTAGGATTTCTTATTATACTTCCTTCATATCCTTCTTTAATAAAAGTATCCGTAAGTAATTGTACTGTAGCATCATTAGTAACTTGTATAGAAGGTACTAATTTAATACAAATATCATTTACTTCAAATAAAAGATTTTTAAGTAATTCTAATCTATCCTTATTAATCATATTAGGAATAGCTAAATCAAATACATGAAATTCTATTAAAGATGTATATAAATTTTCTTTTTTTACAGCTGATGTAATATTTTGTAAAGCTTCCCCAGGTATATAAAGTTCTCCATCTAATATGTAATTATTTTCTATAAGTATAGGTAATATTACATTTAATGCATTAGTAATATGAGGTATTTTATATTCTAATCCTTCTTTACTTAATAACTTTAATTCATTTCCTACTACTTGCGGTGTACATCGTACTCCATTAATTTTAGGTTGAATTATAGCAGGAAAATCTATTATAATTGATTTAGGTTCTTTTTCTACATTAGGATTTTTAAGATAATAATATTTTCTATCTTTATATTCTATTCCTTCAGGAGAAATCCAATTAGGTTTACTTCTATAATACTGTTGACATTTCATAGGTTTTATATAACCTTGTAAAGTTGTTAAATCTTCTGATAATTTAGATTTTAATAATTGCTCTAAATAGGTAATACTATCATCTACAGAAAAAGTTAATATTTCTAAATCTTTTAATGATTTATATCCTCTTTTTCTTTTATCTTGATATAAACTTTCTATTTCATTACTTGCTTGTACTAAAATACTAGTTTCATTTTTTTTATTTTTATTTTTACCTACGATACCATGTCTTACATCATCTTGTAATTTACCATTCATTTCTCCATGTTTAATTACTATAGAAGCTGAAGATATATTATCTACAACATTTGCAGACCATTGTAATATTTTTCCGTTAGATAATTTATATAATGTATCCATATTTACCAAGATATTATGTATATAGTTGTATTTTGATTTCTTGTTACATCATAATCCAAATCTCTTAATTTTTTTGTATATACGTTATAATTACTTTCAGGTATATCTATAGAAATGCTATCCTTACCTTCTATACATTTTTCTTTTATTTTTTCAAATATAGTTTTTAATTTATCTTCTATATATTTTGAATTTTCTTCTGTTATTTCTCTTGCTTCTTGTGCAGTCATATTAATAAATTATTTTAATGTTTTTACTTAACCATGTTTCATATTTCCAATTTCCAGGAGCATCATTAATTTCTTCTACAGAAGATTCTTCTCCTAAATCAAAATATATTTTAATTCCTTTACCTTTTTCAATAGTATCTAATTCTATTTTATCTATAGTAAGTCTTTCTCCTTTTTTATGTATTTCTAAGTCTTTTCTTAATTCTATAACTCTTCCTGCATATTTTGCAACTAAATTCATTTTCACTTTTATTTTTAATTGATTACCTACTAATGATACTATTTCTACATCATCCTTTCCCTTTAGAAAGTCTTTCAATTCATTGATTAAAGGTTTATAATCAAATTCTTCTTTATTTGTTGGTATTACTTCTAATACTTCTTTTGTTATTGTATTAATAATTTTATATACTAATGGAAAATCGGAATAAGTTACTCTTTCTTCTCCTACTTTTCTATTATATTCTTTATTGTTTTTATCTATATAACCTTCTACTACTTGTAATCTACTTTTTACAAATATACCAATACCATAAGGAAATTTAATATTTAATTTATTTGTATTTCCTTCTTTATTTATTAGATATTTATTAGGTAATTTTGTATTATTAATTACTGCTATAGATTCTTGATGTATTTTATCATAATAATAGTAATTATTTTTTAAATCTATTTTATCTATTTTTTCCTCTATAGTAACATAAACTATTTTATCCATGTAGTTTTACTTTACATATTACTCCAAATTTACTTCCTGATGCTTTTATTGCTGTTTTCCAACTTACTGCCGCAGATGAACATAAAATTACTAAATGCATATATTCTTTTTGTTTTTCTATATCCATTCCATAATCTCTAAATTGTTCTTTCTTTTTATCTACTATCTGACGTTTAGTTAATGGAAATTTATATACTAATTGTCCATATGAAGAAAATTTATCTAATTCTCCTAAATAATATATTCCTTCTATATCTTGGTCAAAAGTTATTATATTTTGTTCTCTTGCAAAATCTAATATAGATTTATCTAAGCCTTTATTTACTCTCGTAGCTTCAATGGATGATTCTGTACAGGGAAGAAGTGCATACATGAATGCTTCTTCTTTGCTCCTTAATATCTTTAATTTAATTGCTTTCATATTCAATTAATACTTTTATTATTTATATTTAGATTTATATACTAATTTATAAGGTATTTTTATTTTATTTAATCCTGTTAAAATTCTTATAGCAAAAATCTTATCTATTTTTAAATCTTTTATACATTCTTCTATATCAGTATATTCTTTAATTATTTCGTTATTTTCATTTATTTTATATATTGTTTTTAATTTATAAAATGATGTTGTATTTTTATTAGGTTTAGATTTAATATAATTACTATACTTAGGTTTAGAACTTTTTATAGTTTTAACAATTTTAACATCATCTTTTATATCTACTTTTATATCTACTTTTCTAACTGTTTCTAACTTTACGTGTTTTAAACTTTTAAGTATTTTCATTTAATATCTTTTAAAATATTATAATTAATTATATTTATATTATCTAAGTCTTCTCTATAATTACCTATTGTCATTATTAACAATTGTAATGCTTTTTCTCTACCATATAGTTTTATAAAATCACTAAAATCTTTTACTCCATAATTAATACTACCGTATTTACCTTGTGTAAACATTACTGGCTGTATATTATAAATTTTTTTTAGTTTGTTAGAAAGTTTTATACCGGCAGTATCATAATCCATATTAGAGATAACTACATTGTAATAACTTTTTAATTTAAATATAAAATCTTTATCTGGTAAACTACTTTCTGACGCTACTGCGACTGCCTGTATTCCAAATGATTTATAACAAAGTACATCTTTATAAGATTTTGTTAATACACATATTTCTGCAGGAACTAACATATGTTCTCCTTGTATAAAGGATTTATTGGTAGTAAATTTCTTTTTTTTATCTGTAGAAAAAGGAAAATAACATTTCCATATATTTACTCCATTTTCTGTTCCTCCGTAATAAGCATATCCGGGATTATTATTACTATATACATATCTTCTATAAAAAAATCCATTAAAATCTGTAATATATAATTCATCTATAGGTATTATTTTAGCTATTCTAAGCATGTCTTGAGTAATACCATATTGTAAAGTCCAGTAATTATAATCTACTTTATTAAATTTTCTTGGTACTACTTTATATCCTTTTAGTGATTTAATTTCTACATAATTTTTTACATTTAAATTAAGTATATCTCTTTCTTCCTTACTTTCATATTTATGTATTTGAAAATCTGAAGCTATTTTATGAAGTAATAATACAAATCCTTGTGAAGATTTAATACTTATTTTAGTTAAATATGATATTACATCAAAAACATCACCATTAAAACTAATTCCATAATCTCTTAATTTTAGTTTATTAGTATCTGTATAATAATAATTTGCAGTAGGATTATTATCCGGTCTTAATGGAGATAAAAAAGAATTACCTGTAAAATGTTTATCAATTACAGGTATTTCTGTATAAAATTCCATTAGTCTTTCTTGTGAAATTCTATCTAAAATGTATTTCTTTGTTAAATCAGGAAAAACGTTCTTTTTATTGCTCAAGGCTTATTGAATGTCCATTAATATTATTAATATATTTTCCTTTATAAATACTTCCATTATAAGTAAAAGATATTTTAACTCTATCTCCTTGTTTATAATTTGTAAACATTTGTAGATTGTGTTTAAATGTTATAAATAATACTTCTCTGTTTATAGATAAATCTACGATTAGTTTTTTATCCTTTCCCTTTACAGAAACATCCACTATGTTTGATATTACTCCTATTATAGTATTCATATTAAGGCATTAAAAAAGCAGGTATATTATCTATACCTGCTTGTTTATTATTAAAAAGATTTAATTATATATTTGGTAAATCATCAGGGAATGAATTAAAAGCTGAATCATTACCTGTAGGTAACATTCCTCCGCTATTCTTTGGTGCTCCTGCTTCTTTACTTAGTTTATCATATGTAGGATTAATATCTAATTTTTCACATACTAATGGTTTTTGTCCTGTTTCTGCTCTTTGTATAATATTTCCGAATAATGGAAAATTAATATTATTATTATAATAAGTTAATTTTATATATACTCGGTCAATAGTATACATTTTAACTAATTTAGGCTTTTCTGCAGAACCTCCTGGTACTTCACGAGTTATCTTATTAAAATTATCTGCTACTTCTCTAAAGAAATCTCCATGACTTTCTGCTGTAGGTGCTAAGCCTTCTTCAGGAAATCTTTCTTCTCCTACAGTTTCATCCCAAATATGTTTAATTCTTTCTTGTTGTCTTGCTGTTTCTTTATCATTTTTTGCTTCATCCATATCACTTGGCACAAAAAATGTAAGAGTTGCACGACGTTGTTTATCATCAGCAAATATAAAACTTAGTATTGGCTGTACTGTAGTTTCATTATTTTGCTTTACTTCTTTTTCTGGGTCAAATACTACATTTACTAAGCGTGCTGTACTATATTTATAACCCATAGGGAATAATTGATCCCTTTGTGTTTCTAAAAGTTTTACTGGAACAGGTATTGGCATTAATGCTGTTCCTCTTGTTTCTTTTGTTACGTTAAATCCCATAATAAAATTAAATTAAAGTTTTATAAAAATGTGTTATTTTGGATGCTAAAAAAGAGGACTAAAATTAATTAGCCCTCTTGTTAATTTAAAATCTATTTATATAGATTATATTTCTTCTTCTTCAAATCCTGTTGTACTTGCTACTGTTTCAGTAGGCATTAGTCCATCTGTAGAAGGGGCATCAAAATCTGCATCAGCTTCATCTGCTACTTCTTCTGTTTCTACATCTGCATCTACACCTTCTTTATCTGATACTGATTTTGCTTTCTCTTTAGAGAAAATCAGTGGATAACCTGTAGTTACATATTGATTTTCAGGGTCTGTTGGTGATGCATTTTCATCATATAGTACACCAATTTCTTCCGGATCTCCAAGAGTAAAATAAACTGTTTTATTTTCATCTCCATTTAGAACTCCCCATGCACCTGCATTCGACGTTTGCATAAAGTCTTTGTTATAGGCTACTGCCGAACCTTTAACTTTACCTTCATACGTTTTCCTACCTCTTTCGTTAGTAACAAGTGTTCCATTTTCATCTTTTTTAGCTGAACCTGAACCTTTACCAATATATACAATTTTATCATCTGCAAGAAGTAAAAGTGTAGATGCTTCATCTACTCCAAGTTTTTCTGCAATATCGTGTGTAAATTTAATAACACCTGGTGTTACTGTTGCAATTACATACGGTTTTGAATAAGTTGATACATTTCTTTTTTGTGAAAGAGTTTTTAAGAATTTAATAGCCATAATCTTTTGATTTAAAAATTTATATTAATATTTATTTTGTTTAATTTATTATTGTTTCTTCTCCATTTTCATTAATGGTATATTTAATGTTATTTGCATCTGCTAATTCTGATATAGAATATACTCCCATTATCACATCATCTGCAATTTCTCTTGCTCCATAATTAAAAGCACGAGCATCTAACATTCTTTTAGGATATTTCTGCCAATTTTCTTTATCTAATAATTGTGCTTGTCTTGCTTCACTTATCGTAAAAGATACATTAACATTTTGTTCTTTCCATCCTACTGGTGTTTTTACCCACCTTGTAAACTTATATGTAGTAATATAATCAACTATAGTATTACCTCTTGCATAATTTCCATTTGGTAATTCTTTATCTGTAGTTAATCCTACTTCTATTGCTTTATTATCTTTTGTAACTGCTAATACAAAATTTCCTTCTTTTTCTTCTGTTTTATAATATTTATATACAGGAGCATAATCATTTATTTTTTCAAATATAATCCCATTTTTAAGTATTTGTGCTCTTATTAAATGAGTTGATAATGCTGCTCTTCCATTAATAGGATATATATTTTGTACAGAAGTTATAAAATTAAATCCATATTGATTACCAGTAATAATTGCTAATATAATATCAGCTTCACTTTTAAGTGGACATAATTGCGCTTTTAGAAATTGTTGCGCTATTAATCTCATATCCTCTAATGCATGATTAGCTTCATATACTTCTGCATAATTTCCTTTAAAAGAACTTAAAGATGAAGTTATTTCTTTTTCCTTTACTTGTAATTCTTGTTTTGATAGTATTTCTACTTCATTTACAGGAATTAAATTTACATCTGATTTTTTTACTGTAAGTTCCTCATAACTTACATTATCATTTTCAGTAGGAATTGTAATAGCTTCATCTTTTTTAAGTCCTTCTGTTTCTGTAGAGCCTTTATCGGCTAAATTTGCATCCATATAAAACTTTAATTTTTCGATACTATTTTGATAATCTCAAATTGCCTTTGTATCTGTTTCTATTACACTACAAATATAATCAACTTATATTTATCCTGCAAGACATTCCAGTTAATTTTACAATTTTCAATCAATTTATTTTAGTATCCGTTTATCTTTTTAATTTCATTAACATTTTTCTAATTTTCCTACTATTGACTATAAGCGATTTTAAGGCGATTTAAGCAACGTTCTTTAATTCCTTTATTATAATACGTAACAAGGGTTAAAATACAACTGTGAGCCTAAAAAGGGCATACAGTTAAAAGGCAGGTTCAGAATAGCTGTCATTTTCCGGCTGTGGAACTGATAAAGAGTATTCATCTATTTGTGGTGTATTTTCATAATCTAATCTTTGTTTACGTAATACTTTCCAATAATGTGATTTTACAAATTTATCTATAGGTATTATAATAAGATTATGTAATTTACCATATTTAATATCTTTTATAACTTCTATATGTTCTGCATTAGAATATATAATAGCTTCTTCATATATTTTAGAAAATGTTCTTCTATCCATTATATTTAAAGGTATATCCAATCCACTTTTATGATAGTATGTTGGATATATTCTAAATATTTGTTCTGTTGCTTCTCTACTATCTATATATAGTTTAAGAAATTCTTTTCCTATTTCAAATCCACCTCCTTCTTCTTTTATTATTAAAAATCCTCTTTGTATTAATTCGTCTGTTAATCGTTTTCCTATTATAGTTCCATCATCTGTTGGGAACGCTTGTTTATACTTTCGTAATAAATCTATTCTTTTCTTATATATTAAATGTAATAATAAGAATTGTGGTTGTGTTAATCTATTTAGTATTAAAAAATCTAAATAACTATCCTCTATTATCATAGTAAATCCGGATTACTTGGAGGTACATAATCAACATCATCTAAAGATAACACTTTATTAATAACGTGAGTTGTGTCCTTTTGTCTATTCTTAAGCCAACTTTCTTCTACTGTATCTTTTACATATATATTTAATATAAGTGATACAATATCTTCCTCAAATACACTTGCTTCTTTACGTAATGCTCTACCTTTTCTTTGTTTATATGTAGTAGGATTTGAAGTACCTGCTACATCAATACCTATACGAATATCAGGTATATCTGTACCTTTTTCTAATACTTTAGATGTAAGTAAAGCTGCTGTCTTTCCTGTAGTAATTTCCTCTAATGCAATCTTTTTTAATCTTGTTTTTCCAAATTTAATTAATTTTCCTGATACAGGAGAAGTTTTAATCTGTGTTTTTAAATTACCGTGATATAAAGAAGTTTTTAATTCTTGACGTTTAGCTTGAATTTGTAGTATATCTATAAATTCAGTACTTTCAGAAAATAATATTGTTTTAATAGTAGAATACTTTTTTAATATTTCTATACACAATGTATATTTTTCTGATGCCATATACAATATTTCTTTTCTTTTTCTAATAGCAGTCATTAATCTACGACTATTATTAATTATTGTATTAGGATTATATTCATCATCAAGTTCTCTATTTCTTTGTAAATTAAAATCTAATGTAGGTGCCCATCCTTTACTACGTGCAAGTGATGTTGCCCAATGTACTCCTGTATAATAAGTTCCATAATTATCTTTTCCTCCGTTAATACATTTTTGAACTAATCCAATATCTTTATTGAATTTATCCATTAATCCTGATACTATAGAAGAATGTCTATCATAATCTCCTTTTTCTTTTACAGTTAAATTTACTGGTATGTTATATTCTATAAAGTCAGATATATATCCTTCTTGTATAGCATACGTTTCGGTAATTTCATCTATAATCGGAATATGCATTGTGATTTTAAAGAAGTTTTTATCATCTGCACTTGCTGTAAGTCCTAATATATATTTAGAATATACTTTAAATCCATTAATTAAATCTATTCTTTCATCTGTATGACATTCATGTATTTCATCTACTATAAATGTTCCTACTTCATATCTTAAATCAGAAGTTACAATTTCATGGAATGTTTTTACTCTTACTCTTTCTAATAAATATTTAGGTAAATTCTTTTCAAGTACTTTTATCCATTGTTGTTTATTTTGTTCAGATGCTACTCCTATTAAATAAGAAGATTTAGTAAGTTTTTCTAAATATTGAATTGCTAATATAGCTGTAAAAGTTTTACCAAATCCAGTTGGATAATATAAAATACCCCTGAAGCCACAATTATGCCACTTGATTATTCCATTAAGTTGTCTCTGTTTTTTCTTTTCATTAACTTGCATCAGGTTCTATGTATTTTTCTAAAAAGTATGAAGGATAATAATCTTCATTATCTAATTTAGCAATAATTACAGTAATACTATTTAATGATGTAAAATATAATTCTTTTACAATTCTTGGTGGATTTTTATCATTTTTAAATTTTAATCCTAATACTACAGTTTCCCCTACATTAACATGAGTATTTATAGTATTGTCTTTATTTATAAAATCTTTAAATAAAGGAGGATGAAATCCTATAATTGCTTTAGGATATTCTTTATCTAATTCTATTACTCTTTGTAATTGTAATGTAGTAGAATTTATTTCTATTACTTTATCTAAAAGTACATAAGATTTTTTATATACAGGAATAGCTGTAATTCCGTCAGGTAAATCTCTGATAGTTCTTGTAGAGGGAAGGGGTATTTTTAAGTTTCTTTTTATTAATTCTTTTTCATTTATCATAAGTTTTATTTAATTATTTAGTCCAATAAGGTAATGTTGTTGTTTCTACTTCTATAGTTACATTTGTTAAATATTTATTAGCTACATCTTCCATTATATGTGTCTTGAAATCAGGATAATTATCAAATACCCTTTCCCTATAGAAGAACCTTCCATTAGATGTTGCATATTCTTTAGGAAATTCATCTATAATTTCATCATGTACCCAACTAAGTATTCTTGCATCTATTCCATTCTTTTTAATAAATTTTCTTAAGATTACTGTAGCTTCTTTTACAAAATCTGCTTGAGTTCCTTGCATTCTTGAATTAGCTGCCGCACCTTCTTCTTTAGAAATTTGCATAAAATGAGTTTTATCTGTAATTACTCCTTTTAATTTTTGAATAAGTACAGGAAACCATGCTCTTGAATTAGTTCTTTCATTTAATATTAAAAATCCATTATTTACTGCATTATATACAGCTTCATCAACCATAGCACTTGTTAACGGTAATTCAGCTTTAACAACATCTATAGTAATTTGTCCTTCTTCTTTACTTACATTTATAGTTTCTCCTGCTTTCTTGGCATACATTCTATATATTATACCAAATGTTTGAGATTTAAAACCGTCTCTAACTTTTTTATTTTCTTCTTTACTTACTATAAATGTTTCAGATAAGTTTTTATAACTTCTATATTCGTCTTTAAGTTTTTCTAATAGTTTTCCAGGACCTAATAATCCTGATGTAATTTTTAAATATAAATTATATGCTCTACTTTTATATATAGTTCTCCAACATCGTTGTGCCATATATGAATGCATATCTTGTTTACTTAATTCTATTAGTTTAAAATCTTGTGCATGAGAAGCCATTACTAATAACTCTGCTCCTGAATAATCAGAAGTACATATCATATATTTACTTGTATCTGTTGTAAAAGCTTCTCTATATTCTTTAGTTTTAGGAATATTTTGGAAATTAGGTTTATCAGGTTGCTTATCTCCACCTCCTGATTGAAATCTTCCAGTATCTGCAAAACATTGTCTAAATACAGTATGAAGCCTACCAGTAATAGGATTTATATATCCTATAAAAGACTCTCCATAAGTATCTAAAGATTTTTTTATTTTACCTATTTTTATAATATTAGTTATAAAATCTTTAAGGTCTGTATCCGGTTTTAATATAAGATATTTATTAAAAGCTTTTTCATTAAGCATAAACTTATTATTTCCTCCTACTATTTTATTATTTCTTATAATAGGTACTTCAAATTGTTCTGCTTTATTTAATAATGGATAACCTAAAGCTGCAAATATTCTTATTAATTGAACAGGAGATTTATAATTAGTATTGTTAGGATAAGATATTACTTTTTTCTTTACTTTAGTAAGTCCTAATTTAGTAGCAAAATTTCCAAATAAATCTATTTCTGTAGTAGTTCCATCAGGTTTGAAAATATCATATAAAGGATTATATTTCCTTATATTATCATATTTTCCTCCTGATAATTTCATACGTACTTCAGGATTTAACTTTCCTATTTCATCTCTTAAATCTCTTACTTGTTGGTCTACAGTACAAAGTAATTCAAAAAGTTCTTTTTTCTCATTTTCTATTCTTTCTTTCCATTTTTCAACATTAAGTACAAATCCTCTTAATTCTGCTTCTGCTATAGCACGCATTAATGGAAATTCAATTCCATATATGAGAAATTCCATTTTATAATTCCTAATTTGAACCCTCTGTTTATCTCTTATTTCAAATAAATCTACAAGGTCTTGTTTTAGGTAATATAAATGATGAGGTGCAATTTTAAATTTTTCTAAATTTGCACCTATAAATTCATTTCTTACTTCTTTTTCTACTTCTTTCTTTAAATAACGTCTAATTAATGCTGCTAATCCCATTTCATATCCTAAACGCATATAAAGTCGTTGTTCAGCAAGCATAGTATCATAACATTTATCTAATTCTACTCCTACATGTACTTTTACTAATCTAAAATCATATAATAAATTATGACCAAGCATAGTTGTATTATACTCTCTTATATTTTTAAAAGCATATGTAACATCTGCAGTCCAATCATACATTAATTGTATAGTTTTAGTAGATAATCCATATAATATAGGATTAAGTAAATAAGAATCTAATCCAGTAGCTTCACAGTCAAATGCTAATATTCTTTTTTTAGCAAAATGTTTAAAATATAATTCTTTACCTTCTTGTTCTGTTAATACAGTTATATCTTTAAATAGTTGTCCATAGAAGGCTTTTTTATAATAATCTGTATTTTTAGTAACAAAAAATATCATTTGTTATTGTTCTTTTTCAGGTAATAATAATTTTGCTACATCATCTTTAAGCATTCCTGCTTGTTTCATATTATTTACTAATTGAGAAGCAAATAACATATCATATCTATTTTTAAGTTGATTAGTAATTATATGTGCATTATTTGATACTACTTTATCAATTTCATTACTTGTTTTTGTAGTTTCTCCATAAGTACCTTTTAATTGTTCTAATATGTAATCAGTTACTGTAATTTCTGATTTATCAAAAGTACTTTTTCTTATTTTAGCTGATATTAAAAGTTCTCTTATTTTTTCTGTAATAAGTATATCTTTAATAGAAGTAATTTCTCTTATTAATAATGTATTTATTTCTTCTTTAGCTGTTTTACTAAATAAAGCCCAAACTTCTGATTTTACTTTAGAAACAATTTCAGATTTTATTTCTTCTTGTATATTAATAATTTCTCCGTCTTCTCTTGTTTCTACAAAAAGGTCTTCTAAATCTACTGTTATATTTAATTTCATATTATTTAGTTATTTTCATATTTAATATGCCATACTTTTAACATATCTGATAATATTATTTTATCTTTTTTTAATGTATTAATAGTTTCATCTTGTATTTTAATAATATTTTCTTGTAATACTATTTTTTCATTCAATAGTGTTATCATTTTATTTAAATATTCTTCCATATTTAATATGTTACAAAGTTAATATCATTATTTTCAATCTTCCTAAATACTCCTATTATTGTTATTTTAACTAAATCCCAATAATCTAAATCCGGTCTTTCATAGACATAATAATTTACTGCTTCATTAAAAGTAATATTATTATATTCTATATATCTTATACACCTTGGTATATAAATATCTTCATTACCGTTTTCTACTCCTATTAATTGTTCTTTAGTAAATCCCTTTTCTAAAAGAAATCTCCTAAAGTCTAAAAAAGTTTCTTTATTTTGTGCTATTGCAATTGCTAAATTACTTGGCATAAATTAAGTTATTTTTACTTGTACGAGATAATGCTACATATCGTAATCTACGTCTATCAGCTATCTTATAACAACTTTCTATATCTTTAAGTACTATACCTACATTTTTATATGTAGAGCCTTGTGCCTTGTGTACTGTAAGAGAATATCCATAGTCAATATCTTTTTTTACTAATAATGTTTTATTATCAGGATAGTAAAAATCATCCATTACAAGTATCTGATTTTTAAATCTATAATATGCAGGCCATTTTTTAAATAATTTAGCTTCATCCATTCTTCTATAAATTTCATCATAAAAATCTTTATAAGATAACGGATGTAGAATAAATAGATATTCATCTACTAATTGTAATTTAACTCTATAGCCAGTATATACTGTTCCTTCTATTGGTAATTCTATTAATTCTGAACTTTGTACAATATAATCTTCTGAATTACTAATCAAAGGCCTATAATAAGGAGCATCCATTATCTGTAAACTTACAGTATTATATCCCATTAATACATCTCCTTTTGCTACTAATTCAGTATTTCTATTTACTTGATTTCTTATATACTTATTTATTTTCTTAACTGTATCGTTAGAATAACAAATAGTTTTAGCATAATCATAATCTACAGCATATTCAGAATTAAAATAATGTTCTAATATTCCTTTATAAAATCCTTCCATTGGTAGAAGTTTAAATCCTTCTCCATTATGCATATCTTGTTTAATACTATTTAAATAAGGTAAAAATGTAGAAGTTCCATATAATACATCATTTCTTGATAATTCAATTAATTTTGTATTAGGATTACTATCTTCTTGTCTTACAATTGTATTTAAAGATGTTAAAGGATATTTAGTAAATACTGTAGATATATTTTCTCCTACTGGTGCAAGTTGTAATGCATCTCCTATATATAGTATTTTTGTACCATACTTTTGTGCTTTTTCTTCAATCATTATTCGGGCACTATTATTAACCATAGACCCTTCATCAATTACTATTGTTTTAAAATACTTTATTTTTTCTTCTGCTAATAAATTAAATACAGGTTTATTAGGATTAAAATTATCTAATTCTACATCAGGTCTTAATCCTAATAAAGCTTGTACTGTTTCACTTGGTTTATGGGTTTTATTCTCAATAACTTTACGTGCTTTATGAGTAGGAGCAGAAACTACAACATCTCTTTGTCCTCTTAGTATTTCATTAGCAACTGTGGATTTACCTGTACCAGCAAATCCACTTAAAGTTCTAATTAAATCTTTTTTATCAGAAGATTTATTAAGCCATGTTTGTAATGTTTCTGCTGCTTGTTGCTGTTCATCATTTAACTGCATCTGTCATTCTCTCTTATTCGTTTGAAATAATGTAATTTCTCTTTTAAGTAATTCTACTACACAATCGACAGTAGCATTAACATCTCCCATAGCATCATGTGCTTTATGAATAGTTCCTAATTCTATATTAAATAAATGTTTATATAATTCTGATAATGTAGGCCATTTTGGTTGTCCTGGTATTTTACCTTTTAGATTACATACGTACATTGTATTTAACATACTACACCATACTATTGATTTTTTACGAATTAAAGGTTTTAATCCTAATCGTAGAAATTCAGAAACAATTACATTTCTATCAAAGTTTATATTATGTGCTATAATTACATCTGCCATTGATAGCATTCCTTGAAATAATATTAACCTTTCTGTTATATCAAAACCTTCATTAATACAATCATTGACAGATATACCATGAACATCATATGCTCCATTAGAAATTTCTATTATATTTCCATCTCTATAAGGAGATATTAAATTATCTAATATAAATAATTCTGTAACTGTAACTGATTTATCTTTTGTATGTGCTACTAACCATTTATCTTCATCTATATCAACTTTAATTAACTTTGCTGATAGTTGAACTATATAAGGATAATTATTTAAATCTTCCTCAGCTTTAAGTTTAAAGTTTTTAGCTTGGTCATTAGTTTCTGTATCAAATACTAATATATTCATAATATTAAACTTCTGTTAAATATCTATTACTTCCATCTGAAGGTATATCTTCTCCTTTATATTCATTTTCATTTAATACTTTAACTTTATTATTAATAAAAGTTTCCATATGAGGTAAAGCATCATGAAAAGTTTTATAATAAGGTTCTGTTACAGTTTTAATTTGTATTCTACCTTCTCCTAAATCTATTTCAACAGTTAATTTATCTTTTAAGATTTCAATTACTTTTGCTTTTAATATTTGAGCAGAATTAGGTACAAATTTTCCATATAATTCTACTGGAGATATTATATAAATAGTTTCGTTTATATTCATAATTTTAATTACTTTTTATTAAATCTTTGAACGTTTCTTCAAATATTATATTAATAGGTATAGGATAAAAACTAAACATTTCTGCCATTTCTATAGAAGAATATCCATTTAAATTAATTCCATTTCCTTTGTATGCTATATAAAATTCTTTATATGGATGTATTACAGCAAATTGATATAAATGCTTAATTTCATTTATAATATAATCTTTTGACATACTTTTATAAGGATAAGAGGATATATCTTTAGTTACTATTGCATAAGATTGTCCTTGTATTCCTTTTGCTTGTCCGTATTTAGCGCCAAAAAATCTTTTAGCTATTAATGCTGCACCTTTTCCATGTCTACCTTGAGTATTGGAACCAAATACAAATACTTGATTAGATTTTAATTCTTTAATTTCTCCGTTATATGTCATTTTTTATTTACGATTTGCATACATTTGTTTACGTGCTTTTTTAGCTAATCTTTTCTTTACTCTAAATTTATTAGAAGTACTTGTATTTTTCATAGCTTCTGCTCTTTCTTCTTTAGGTGTAAATACATAAGGATTTTTACCTATAAATTGATTAGCATGCATTTCTAATGTAATTTTTGCTCTTTTAATTATAGCATCTATTGTGTTTCTTTCTCTCATAATATCTTATTTTAAGTATTTAAATCTAAATGTTAGTTTATGTTTTAATTCTTTAAGTAAATTTTCTTTATAAGGTTTATTTACTTTTACATGGTTAATTCTTTCTATTTGATTTTGTAAATATGCTTTTGACATATTTTCTATAGGAATGGGTTTTCCTACTAATCTTGGATATTTACTTAAATCCATTTAATTTAAGTTAATGATTATTTGGTCAACTATAGTTATATCCGATTTTCTACTTACTATACCAATATTTTTATATTGTGCAGTAGGTTTTATAAGATGAATTACTGTTTCATCTTCTTGTATATATTGAAAAATCCCTACAGTAGCTTTGTAGGGATTAAATGTACTTAATTCAGAATATCTACTATCTATTATTAATAGTATTATAGGTATTGACGGAATTTCATTCATTTTTTAATTCTGCAATTACAGAGTTAATATGCATTGTTGCAGTATTTTTAAATTCTTTTCTTACTTCTCCGGATTCTTCATATATAGGTATATCAAATGTTTCCATTGCTAAAGCATTAAAGACTATAACGCTTCCCTCTACAAGAACTTCCAGTCCATCTTTTCTTACCTTTAAAGTTTCTTTTACGTCATTAGACATTTTCATTACTTTACCTGTACGCATTTGTTGTTTTCTTCCATATTCATCTATTTGAGCATCGGAAATAACAACTCCCGTAGTAATAGTATTACTTATTGCTTTATTTCTTTTTTTAGCTTCTACTACTTTATATGCTTCATCTACGTCTACAAGTATTAATCCTGCTGATAAATTAATTGAATTTACATTAATCATTTTTATTATATATTTAAGTTATTGATTATCTTTCTATTGGGAAAGCATAAAGAATGCTAAAATCTTCGATGTAAGGCAAGCAAATTAAATAACCACACCTAACTATACTACGACCAAATTAATGGCTCACATGCCCAATTTCAGCACTCAATGTGCCTATTACTAACCAGTTGCAAAGATAAAAATAAAATCCAGTTTTAAGCCGGATTTAACATTTAAAGTCTACATCTTTATAAGTTCTTTCTATTGTACGATACGATTGAGTATATCGTACTTCTATATTAAATCTTGAAGATAAACTTCTTGTTATTGGATTAGTTGATGTTACTAATTTTCCTGTTGTAATTCTTGGTTTCATTTTTAATTAAGTATAATTATTAAATTGTTTAAGTAAATCTTTTAGTCTTTCACTCTTTTTAGCTAATTGCCAAATTGTATAATGATACATATCTAATGTACCTTTTGCATATTGTTTTTTATGTTTTCTACAATATATTACATTTCTATATAAAGATTCATAAGTTTTATTTTCTTTACTATCTTTTAAATATAAAGTAGATTTATCATCACTTTCGTATATAGAAAAATAATTATTTTCTAATATATCTATTAATTCAAATACAGTTCCTCTATATATATTATTTTTGTACTGAGTATATTGAATAGAGATATTCATTTTACTATATATAAAGTCCCATCTATTACAGGTTTACGATAATATTCTATTTTAATGTTTCCATTATTTCTATGTATTACTATTGTATCTCCTTTTTGTATTAATCCTATTTCTTCAGGAAATTCTATTTGTCTATTTCCTGTTTTAATAGGAATAAATGATAGATATAATATACCTATTATTATAAATATTGGAATGTGTAAATTATTTTTCATTATTTAATCATTTTTATTAGTTTTTCAAATTCTTCTAAAAATTTATCATCTTCTTTTAGTATTTCTTTATAATCAAAATTTACTAATATTTCTCCTAAATCTTCTGTAGTTTCCCGATAAGAATTATAATCTCTTTCGGCTAATTTACTAACTTTATCAAAATAATAAGCATAATTATCTATTAAAGTTTCATATAATTTAAAATTTATTTTTATTAAATTTTGAAGTATTTCCCAAACTTTTAATTTATTGTCCATAATTAGTTTTTAATTATTGTACATTCTCCTACATTTGTTACTACAAAATACATTCCTGTAGCTAATCCTGATACATCTATTTTATTAGATTGTATTTCACATACTAATCTTCCTTGTAATGTGAATATTTTAATATATGTAGCATTTTCTACATATATTTCATTTTGTACCGGATTTGGTATTCTTAATTTTTCTCTTGCATTTACTGTTAATGTTATTAATAGTAAAATAATGTAAAGTTTTTTCATGTTTATTTGTTTTTATTTTTGTTTTTATATCTTTTACTCCAAGGGCTTTTATATGTATGAAAACTTATTCCAAAACATAATATATCAATAAATATTATATATGAAGCAATTTCTATATTTATAGGTAATGCCCAACTATATATTGAATATGATATTTGTACATTATTATTAAACTTTATGTATCCTGTTTGCCATTCTGACCATTTTAAAAAAGATTTTTTTATCATTTTATTATATATTTTAAAAGAATAGTAAGAGTTTCCGAAATTATATTATTAATATTAATTATCTCTTACTATTCTAAAATTAATTTATTATGTATTTTTAATAGGTTTAATAGTAAAAGCACCTTTAATAGTAAATTCTCCTTCTAAAGTAATAGCACCAAAGTTTATTTTACCTTGTACTATAACGTAATCATTACTATTATCTACTTCTTTTGGTTTAAAAGTTTCTTGTATTTCTTCTTTTAATTTCCATTTACTTCTTAATTTACTTGCTCTTGATTTAACAGAATCTTCTGTTCTATTTAAAGTTTCTGCAAGTATAATATAACTTTCTTTATTAAAAGTAGTTTTTAACATTTCTTCTTCTAATATTTTATCTTCTGTTGTATTCCATTGCATTCTATTTTTAGTAGCTGACATTGTATTTATATATTAAAGGTTATTTATTATTTCTTCAAATTTAATCATATAATCTACATTAGAACTTTCTCCGTGATTTAATCTCATACGTTGATATATAAATTGTAGATGTTCTTTTATATCTGAATTTTGATTTTCATTATTTAGATTATCTTTAATCCAATTATTAAAACCAAACATACCTTTATAATCAATATCATTTACAGTTTCATCAGGATATAAAAATACCATCGAAGGACTTTTAAATAATAAAGATGTTAATAATTCTTTTACTTTTTCTTCTGTGTATAATTTACTCATATTATTATATTTAATTGTTAATTAATCTGCCTCATCAGTTACAGTAGATTATCTCTGTAAGATACCTAAATTAATAGGTATTTCGGCTATTTCTTTTTAATATCTTGGATATCATATTGAACTTCTTTTATTTCTATTCTTATAATATAGTATAGAAATGTAATTAATTGTGCTAAATTTTCTTCTAATTTAAATTGATATAGTAGAAGTAAATATAATATTATTGCTGATATAATACATATTAACATTGCTTGTATTGAATTTTTCATTATAATAATGGTTTTGCTATTTCTAATAAATCTTTAAAACTATTATAGAATTTATCTCTTAATTCTGATGTAGGAAAACTTAATATATGTTGTGTATTTACAAATACTCCTGTATCTAATTTACATTTATATACATAAATTGAATATACAGTATATCCTTCACTTTTATAATCAGGAACCCAATCTCCTATATATACTTGCCTTAGTTGAAGTAATTGAGATAATGCTAAAGCTGCTTCTGCATATTCTTTAGTAGGAAATGTATTTTTACCTGCATTTGAAGTAGGTTGAGAATACGGTTTAATTATAGACATACTATCTACATAAAATCCTTTAATATAATCTAAATCCTCCCATTTATTAGGCAATTCTACTTCTTCTAATTCTTCTTTTGTAAAATTACCTAATGCAAATTTTACTAATAGATTTGAACCTGATTTATAAGCTTCTTTTGCAGTTTCTAATGATATTACTGCTTGTTTTGTTGTTGACATATTTGATATTTTTAAGTGATGATTATTTCAATGTTTAATTAGTATATTATTTTAATTAATTAAATATAGTTTCTACTTTATCATGTATATTATAATACATATTATTAGAAGTTTTTAAATTATATTGTTTTTTAAAAGTATCTTTTATTTCTATAAAATCTTTTACATCTTGTTCTTCATGAAATGTAACTAATACTAAATATCTTATAGTAGTTGTATTTGTTATTACTTCATGTTTAACATCTGTATTATTTATTAATGTATTTAGAAAATCTAAATGTAATTCACAGTATATTTTTTTCATATTTTTTATTTAATGTGATAAGTAATATAAATAACTCCATAAGAATGCAGTTATTAATGCTGTAATTAGTACTATTATATCTTGTATTTTATTTGATATATTATAATTATCAATTGTTGATACAATAATTAGTAATAATATTGATGATAGTAATGATAGGAAGAATATTATTGTTGTTAACATTTTAATTTAAGTTTTATTTATTATAAATTTAAAAGTTCTACAAGTTCATAAGAATCATTAAATATATCAGGTTTACATGGATAGAATTCTCCTTTTATACCTTTAATAATAAAATCTCCTACAGAAGCTTCCATAATTCCTTCTAAAGTAGGAATTAATAATTTAGTAGTATGTCCATTACTTGTTTTTAAGTCTTCTCCTATAAAATCATTAAGTTCTTTATGAGATTTAGAAGTACCATTCCATTGAATAGCTTCAATTATTATTGGTTTTTTAACGTAACTTGCTTTCATTATAAATTATCTTTTAATATATAATTATTTATACTATCAAATTTAATAGTATCTAATTGTGTTTCTGTTTTAATTATTACATCTGTTTGATTTAATAATTGAATTTCGTATTTAGGTTTATCTTTTATATATGTTTTATCTACATATATACAAGTTCCTATAATAGAAGCAGCAGTAAATATACCTCCTATTACAAATAAATAAGGAGTAGATTTTTTATCTCCTTCTATTATTAAATATATACCACATATTAATAGTATAATTATGTAAATTATTTGCATATTTTAAATATATTAATTGTTATATTATTTCCGTTTTTGTCGTAGTAATTTGTGGATATTGCTATCATTTGATTTTATCTTTATTATTAAATTCTTTTATTAACCACCTAATATATACTACAAAAATTATAGTATATATTAGTTTTCCTATAGTTAATTCTTTCATTTAAGATTTTGTTATTGATATATTAGTAATATTTAATAATCTTGCTACTTCTTTTATAGCTTCTATATAAGTATATTGTTTTGATTTTAATATACTATCAAAACTTTCTCCTATTGCTAATACTTTTTCATCATTAGAAACTACCATAATATGTATAGTATTATCTTCATTTTTAATTAAATCTAAATATTGCTTTTCAGTTGTTTTTATGTTCCTAATAGAATCTGGTGCTAATGTTGATGTAAGCCATTCTTTAGTAAAATTATTCATAAGTAATATTTAAATTTCTTCTAAAAAATCAGAATGATATATTTCTACTTCTAAATGTTGAATTTCTTGTACAATCCAATTTAGTAAATGATAATCATAATATACAGCAACTTTTTGTATTGCTTCTATTATATTTAAACTTCTTTTTTGTTCTACTTCAAATGAATAATTCATACAAGTATCTCCATCAAAACCTAAATTTTGAAGTAATACTAATATTGTTTCTTCTTGAGGATTATTAAAATGTTTTACAATAGGTTCTATAATTAAATAGAAAGAATTTATTTTTGCTTTAAATTCTTTTAATGATTCAGGTGTATTCATTGTTGTATATTTTATTATAGGTTATGTTTCTCTTTGTATTCTTTTATAAATTCTTCTGTAAATTTAGAAATCCATCCACAATTAGGACATTGCATTTGTTCTCCATTCCAATATGTTCTTGGATTATTACAAGAGGCTTTTGAATTATAATAAGGTTTTACATTACCACAATAAGGAGTATAATCTTTATTAGTAATCATATTAGATTGTACTATTGAATATGTATCTTTTGCCATTTTAATTACTATTTAAAATTCCATTATAAAATTATACCAATCTGTAATAGATTCTAACATTTGTATCATATTTTTATTATCAGGAAATAGTTTTAATATTCCTCTATTTGGTCTATTGTATTCTTCTTGTATAATACCAAAATTAGTTATATTAATACAATCAAAAGTTAAATCTGAATTAGTATATTTTATTACTTGTGAATTAGTATATGTTGCAGTTACTAATGAATATGTATCATTTTCTTTATATAAACCTATTACGTTATCTTTAAGTTTATTTAATTCTTGTTGTGCTATTGTTGTATTCATTTTATTTATTATTTTATTTACTATTTTATAATATGTTGATTATTAATATGTTATAAATTTTTAACAATTTACGCATACCGGCTGATACCTTAATATAAGGACACAGGATGATTATGCGGAATTGGAAATTTATGTATGAGTATTGATATATTTTAGGAAAATTGAGCCTTTAGAGGGCTTTAAAATCAATATTGAATTTTACTTACATTATTGTATTTTATTTTAGTATTATTGGTTTATTTGTAGGTTTATTGGAAATGAGTGAAGCTAAACCTTAAAAACTTAAAGAATTTTTAATAATTTAAGTATTATTTTGGATTATGTGTAAATTTGTATTATTGTAGTGATTTTCGTATTATTTTTATTTTAGTTTATTGAGTATTTTAGGGTATTTTGATTGCATTGTTGTAGGTTGTGATTTAATTTTATTAAAAATTTGAAGAATTTGAAGTAATTTTGAATTATTGTGAGAATTGTGTAAATGTGAGAATTGTAGTATTATTTGAGTTGTGTATGAATGTGTAGGAGTAGAATTATGTAGAGGATAAGGAATAACGTGTTGGCGTACGTATTATTATCTTGAGTCTACTTATCCACTCCTACTTTCATAATAAATTAGTAAAATTTAATTATCTACAACAACATTTTACTCTATTATCTCATTACTTATTTCAATTTCTATCCTTTTTTCACTTTCTTTTACTTTTACAAATCCTACTTGATATACATCTTTATAAACTATATTATTATCTTCTGTAGGAAATTTAATAACACAATTATTTTTAAATTGCCCTAATGTTACTCCTACTAATCCTTTAAACATTTTATATTTATGAAAATCTTTACCTTTTTCAATAGAAATTTTAATAACTTTTAATCCTTCTTTAGGAAATTTAGGAAAATATGAATTAAATTCTTCTGATACTGGTATTTCTTTACTTTCATTAGTATTATAAGGTAAATCATAATCTTTATCTTCTAAAGTTTTTACTTTATTATCATTATATTCTTTCTGAATATTATTAATAGGCATTTCTTTAGGACCATAATCTTGAATTTCATTACTAAATCCTAATTCTTCATCAGTTTTAATATTATGAAACCATTCTATTATACTATCTTCTAATATAAACAGAAAACATACTAATGCAAATCCACTTCCTCCTAATATTACTGCAATTTCTTCATTATCGTAATGTGCTATTAATGATATTACTATAATTGTAATTAATGATGCTACTAAACGTATTATTGTTTTCATAATTTTAAATCTTTTAATTGTTCTTGTGTTAATGATGTGTAAAAATCTTTATCATATATAAGAGATTTTTTAAAATATTCTTCTATTTGATATAATTTATGTTCAAATTCTTTTGTAGACATTCCATGTAGTAATATACGGTCTAATATTTTAAATTCTCCATATTCTACTTTATCATACAGGTCTGCAATTATTTTAATTCTTTCTTTATTACCTTTTAATATTACTTTTAAAGGTATAAATTCTACTTCTTCTACAGTAAATAAAGGTTCTTTATTATTTAATTTTTTAAAGTATTGAAGTATAATATTATTTGAATTTCTTAATTCATTTAATTGTTCTTTAAGAGATTTATAATTCTCTTCATTTTTAACATCATTTGTAATTACTGTATTAATTACATATGTAAGTAAACATATTACTGCTATTGTTAATACAGATAATATTACTATGAATGTAAATATTGTTTCGCTATTTATCATTTGGTTGAGGTTTATAAGTTTTTATTGCTTTAATTGCTAATAATACTCCTATTGCTTTAGTGGTTAGAAGCATTAATATATAATGTAATATATTATCATCTTGGAAGTCTGAAAGAAGTATAGTAGTTGCAAGTATGAGAAGTATTACTGCAAGTATATTTTTAAATGATTGCATAATTTATATTAATTGTGTAGTTTAGAAATCTGAATTAATTAGGTAAATAAAATGCATCACGGCTCCGTGTAGGAACCGCAATGCAAGTTAGGTTGTTACGTTATGCAGGTTTACCATTACCAAGCACTTCGTCGAGTATTTCCTGCTCTTCAGAAGGAACTTCTTCAGAAGGAACATACACATTTTCAGGCTCAACAGGTGCAGCAGCTGTAGTAGCATTAAATGAGCCAAACATATTACTAAGATTTAGTATTTGTGCTCGTTTTTCTGCCCAAGCTTCTGCTTCTGCATTTACCATTTGAGTTTGTAGGCTTTCTTCTATGGAAAGAAATCCCTCAACCCATACACCATCTTTTTCAGCAATACGTTTTTCGCCTGCTTTAGCTTTACCAGCAACAACATCAGGATGTGTAGCATCAATCGTATAGCTTTCTCCTGCTTTACGAGGTTGCAAATCTCCTGTTAGTTTTGCTCCTTTAAGACTACGTAATGCTTTTACAAAACGAGGGTCTTCAGTACTACGTACATCTCGTATTAATAGACTATTTTGGAAGTCTATTAACATTTGGTCTGTAGTTCGTACTACATCTGCATGTCCATCCAATGATAGGACAACAATAGCACGTTTAACATTACGGTCAATTAATTTTACATCTGTGATTACACGTGTAGTTTTCATAATAAAAATATTTAAAGTTAACAATTATTTACAAAGTTTATAATCTATTTTTTGGAATTTAGATTTCTAAATTTCTATATAGATTAAGGTACGGGGTATTCTGTCCGTCCAAAACTATGCGGGGGTGAAAGATAGGGTACGTCCATATATCTACGGCTAATATCATTTAATCGTGCAGTATTTCCCCATATTCATCCTTCTTATCAAGCCATAATAAATTCTATAACAATTTGTCTATAATAATCTCTATAATAATCCTCACACTATTTACACAATTTAAAACACACTAAATCTCCTTATAAAATTTCTAAAATATCCATAAAATAAAACTCTAACTATTCTCAATAAAATAAATCATTCTTAATCCAACATTTAACACAATAATTTTAATCTTTTATAAAATTTAATAAAAATACTACAATATAATCTTATAAAACTTATGATACTATTCTTTAAAATAATACAAAATTTAAATAATTTTAATTTACATTTATAAATTCTTTAAATTATTTAAGTTTAGCTACACTCATACTCATAAGAAAATCTATATGTAAATAATATAAATCCTAATGTACCCAATAAAGTAGCTGAGACCACTTAGTTACTTATTCTTGAAAATCATAATAAAAAGTATTTAAAATTATTACTGTAATTTTATGAAATTTATGTAATTAAAGTTTATTAAGTTTTGTAACCTTTCCCTATACAAAGACATTCCATCAACTGTAGATTATGGTTGTATGAGAATAATATAATTTAATTTTATGAAAATAATATAATTTTTGTACATTTTTATAATATAATTTTGTATATAGTAAAAATGTTAAAATTTGTAAAATTTGTATAATAATATTTGTATATTAATTTAATTTACATTATTTTATATAATTATATAAGAGTCCTTAATATAGCATAAGAAACTTAATAACCTAATGAAAATAATATTTTATTATTACAAATATTAATGTATATTATACGCCTGCGTGTACGTATGCACGCGAGGTATGAAATTTAATTCATATTTATACTATTACTTATGTTAATTTTTCTACTCCTATAAAAATATTTACACATTATGCTGTAATTGCTTGCGGAGTATCAAGTAATTACATATATTTACATACAGATTTAATGGATGGTCTTTCTATAGGGAAAGAAGCAAAAACATAATGAGATTAATATACAATTAAAGAAAGAATAGAAATGGCAGATATAGAAGTAAAAAAATCACAAAACCTAATACATTTAGAAAGTTTAATTATACAGTTAATTGGTAAACAAACTAATTATGCATATTCTCAAAATGTAAAACATTCTTATCGAATATCATTTGAAAAAGGAACTGCTACTCTAGAATTACAATCAACATTAAATAATAATATAAAGAAGATAAAAGATTATTATATATTAGAATATTTTATAATAGATAAATCAGAAGTAATAGAAAGTAAAATGATATTACATCAATCTTTTCATCCAGTAGAACCTTTAAAAGGAAAATGGACATTATACGAAAAAGCATTACAAGATTTAATTAATAATGCATTATGCGCATTAACTGCATTTGGAATTGGAAAACAACAAATGGAAGAACAAAAAGAAAAACCTAAATCTAATATCATTACAGATGTTAAACCTTCTTTAATTATTACATAAATGAAATTAGATGATACATTAATTGATATATTAGAAAATATACAAGGTAAAATAGATATTAAATTTAAACAGAATTTAAGTATTGAGGAGATATCTAAAATTGTAGATTTTCAATTTATTGGATTAGGATTAGGAGTTACAAAAAAAATGAATGTAAGACTACCGTGTTTAGGTAAATTTATGAATGTTAATAGAATGGAACGTAGATACGAACGTAAAGAAGCTATTAGATTAATAAATGAAAATGCTAAACTTAATCCTGAGTTTAATAAAGAAGAGGTATTAAATGAAATGTATAAATACTGGGCAATAAGAACAGAGAATAATAAAAAGAAAGAAAGAGAAGTTGCACATAAAGTTGCTACTATAGAAGAAGTATTAAATACTGAAACTGTTAAAAAGCCTGTATTTAAAATACTTAAAGCATTAGGAAGAAAAATAGAAAATCATAAAGACTAATATATGAGTTTTAGTAATTTATTCAAATGGACAAATAAAGATGGATTAGTACTACATGAACAAGTGTATGCTACAGAGGAATACCGTAAACTAATTAAAAGGGATAAAGGGTGTCCCGGAGATAGTGAAGGAAGAAATAAATTACAAACTTGTAAAGAATTAGTTTTTGCATTTCATTTAGTACATCCTGCAAGTAGTTTAAATGCTATTCCTTATGCAGAAAGAAAAAAACAAGCTGCCGCAATAGCAGGAATAGAACCTGATATATCTAAAGATAAATTGTTATTAAAAGCAATTGATAGAATGAAACAAGATATAATTCTATCTCCATTAGGAAAAGCTTATTATGCAGCAGAAAGAAGTTTTTATAGCGCAGCAGAAGATATAGAATATCAACAAAATGAAATAGATAATCTAAAAGTTATGATACGTACTTGGAAACAAGATGTAGAAATAATAGGAGAACCTGATAAAGAACAAGTGGGTAAAGTAAAAGAATATATAAATTTACTTTCTAAATTGTCAGATATGCAAAGTGATATTGCAAGTAATATAGAAAAACTACCTAAACTTAAATCAGTACTTGACGGATTGGCTGCAAAGTTTGCAGAAGAAGGAGGAGGAAAATTAGTTAAAGTAGGAGGAAGAGAAATAGGAAACAGAGAAATACCAACATCATAATATGCAGTACAAAGAAATAAAGTTTGACGAAAAATTACATGAATATACTAATGAAAAGAATACTAAGTATATTTCTGTAACAACTTTAATAGGCAAATATGCAGAAGAATTTGATACAGATTACTGGAGTATGTACACTGCATTAAAAGATAGGCATTATAAAGTAAAAGCAGAATATGAAAAAGGTGTTATTATAGTAGCAGGTGTTGCTTATAAATTAAAAGACCTTAAGAAAGATAAAACATTTGCAACTTACCAAAATTTAACTATTGCTACTTGGGCTGCAAATACTGCAGATGCTTGTATGAAAGGCAGTGCTACACATAATTTCTTAGAAGATAATATAAATAAAAGTAAAGGAGATTATAAAGGAAGTACTAATGCTTCTATACAACCGGTATTAGGATTAGGACATAATGTTATAGCTACGACACATGACTTAGATGTAACAGAAATAGGAAGTAAATTTCCTTATATATATAATAGATTGAAATCATATATAGAAAGAGGTTGTAGTATATATGCAGAAAAGAAAGTACATTTAGATGATTTTAAATTAGCAGGAATGATTGATGTTCCTATATTTAAAGGAAATAAGTTTTGTATATTAGACTGGAAAACAAATAAAGATGAATTTCTTACTGTAGCAGGATATTATAAAAAAGAAAACATTGGAGGTAAATGGATAAAAGGAGATAAATTTATAGCTACAGGTAAAACTATGTTATATCCTTTACATCATGTTCCTTGTTGTAATTTTTATAAATATGCAATGCAGCTTTCTACATATGCTTATATACTAGAATGCTGGGGATATGAATTAGTAGAAGGAGGATTAGAAATTATACATATTAGAGATAATCATGAACCTAAAGTAATAAAAATACCTTATCTAAAGAAAGAAGTAGAAGCTATGCTACAGGATTACCTACAAGCAAGTTAGCTTTATCTGATAGTCTTTCTATAGGGAAATGTTAAAGAACTTAAATAAAATAATATGTATAGAGCATTATTTATAAATTTAGATGATACATTAATAACAACTATTAGTGGAAGACTATATGGACTTCATTCAGAAGATTGGAAACTAACTAACGGTATAGTAGAATTAATAAAAAAATTCCATAATAATAATTATGATATAGTTATACTAAGTAATCAAAATCAAATAGAAGATGGAATAATTAAAAAAGAAATATTTGATTATAAAATAAATACTATTTGTAGAAAAATAGAAAGAGAAGTAAAGAAAGGATTAAGAGTAAAAGTACATTATTCCTATAAAAGAAAATCTTTTGAACAAATGCCTAATCCGGGATTAATATATGATGCTGCTATGGAACATGAATTGTTTATAGCAGCTTCTTTATTTGTAGGATGTAAGGAAGATCATTCTAAAGCATCTAAATTAGCAGGTATAGGAAGATATATAGATATTAACGAAATATATACTATAATATAATGAGGACTATAGCTTCTAATGCATATGATGTTGTAGCAGGATTAGGAAGTACATTATATGACTTACCTAAAAGACCTATTACAGATTTATATGGAAGTCCATATAGAGAAGTAGATTTGGTTACATTTGAAAATCCTGATGCAAATTTAAAAATGTATACAGCAGAAGATATAGCATTTTGTAATACTTCTGAATTTACTAAAACTGGACAGCAATTTGTAAAGACAGGTAGATATACAGATTTACATCCTACTTGGGATAGAGCAGAATATAATGCTTTTTGGGATGAAGAAGAAAAGCGAAGAAAAGAAGGAATGTCTGCATATGGAAAATTAATAAAAAATGATGATGGTTCTTATGAATTACAAAAAATTCATATAACAGGAGAACATTATGGTTATTTAAATTATGCAGAAATAAAAAGAACTAAAGATTTTGAAATAAAACAAGGTGCATTATATTCTCCATCAGGAGAATTAATTACTTCTACACAAGGAGGTACAACTAAATCTTTTTCTTTGCCTTCATTTTGGGATGGAGATTATTATTACTTTAAAGCATTAGAATTATGTAGACTTATAGGCCGTCATTTATGTGTAGGTAAAGCACGTCGTAAAGGATACTCATATAAAAATGGATGGGTAGTTGCTAATAGAGCAGATTTATATCCACGTACTACATCAGTAGTAGCTGCTTATGATAGTACTTCATTATATGATGATGGTACTATGGTAAAAGTTCAGAATTATTTAAATTTTATAAATAAAAATACAGACTGGACTAAGGAAAGATTAAATGATAGATTAGAACATATACAAATAGGTTTCCAAGCAAAAGGATTAGCAGAGAAATTAGGATTTTTATCTAATATTTATACTGCAATTTTAAGTAAAGACCCAGGTGCAATACGTGGTAAAGATGCTGATTTTGCTATAATAGAAGAAGCAGGTAAATGTAGAAATTTAGCTGAAGCTATAGCAGCAGCATTGAAAGCATTTACAGATGGTATATATAGTACAGGTACACTTGTAGTATTTGGAACAGGTGGAGGTGACGAAAGTTATTGGGCAGATTTTGAAGAATTGTTTTACGAAGGATTTGCACAGAACTTTATTATGTTCCAAAATATGTGGGATAATAATATGTCTGATACTGGCTGTGGATTCTTTCATCCATGTTTTATAAATAAACCGGGATTAATAGATATACATGGAAATAGTGATATAAAAGGTTCTATACTTGAAAATGAAAGAGAAAAAGATAAAGTAAGACATAGTCCTACTAAACTTACTCAACATGAAATGGAAGAACCTGATAAACCTTCTCAAGCTTTTAGTAGGGTTACAAATTCATTAATGCCTTCTAAAGAAATTGATGAACAATTAATGAGAGTAACTCGTGATCCTAAATTAAAAGGAATAGGACGAGAAGGCATATTTGTTAAAGATGATAAAGGTAAAATTAAATTTGTACAACGAGGATTAGAAGGAAATTTCTCTACAGATATAATACCTAATCCAGTTACAGAATATCCATTAAAACCTAAAACAGATTTAACAGGATGTTGGATACTATATGAAATGCCTTATGTACATCCTGCAACAAGAGAAATTCCGGAAGGATTATATCATGCATGGAATGACCCATTTGGAATAGAGAAGGAAGTTAAAGAGTTTACATTAAAAGATTCATTAGCAAGTACTATGATATATGAAGCTGTAAATCCATTTACACATACACATGGAGATAGGATTGTAGCATTATATGTAGGTAGAACTGAAAATACAATTGAATATGATGAACAAATGTTTTTAGGAGTAGAATATTTTAAAGCAAAACTATTATATGAAAATGATAGAGGTGATGTTAAAACTAATGCTAAGATATTAGGATATTCTCAATTACTAAAACAAGAACCTGAATTTCAATATCAAAAAGATTTACAAGGCGGTGGTAAAGGTAGAAAGACTGGTATATCAATAGCTGCCAATATGAACCGTAAGAAAAACGGTGCTATGTGGGTTGCAGATTGGCTTAAACAGGTTAGATATATTGACGATACAGGTAAAAAGATATTAAATTTGAATTATATTTATGATGTTGGTATCTTACGAGAACTTCTTAAATATGATGGAAAACGAAATACAGATAGAGTATCAACTCTTATAGTAGGAATGTATGATATTAGAGAAATGATACATAAAGAACAAACTGTAGAACTTCCAAATGCATTAGGTCAACTACAAGATGATTATTTCTCTAATCCATTTAATTAATAATAATATATGATACTACCTAAACAATATACTACTTTAGCAGAAAAACTTAAAAAAGATGATAAAGGTAGAATGGCTATATATGATACTATTGATTATTATATAGAAGAAGCTACACATAGTAATAGGACACAAGAGATATATGAAATTCGAGATATGATACATGGTGTTATATATGAGAATGATTATAAAAGAATTACTAATACTTATAATAGGAAAACAGGTACAGATGGACAAGAACCAAGTTTTAATGCTAAACTAAGAAATCATAATATATTATTAGGATTAATTAATTTATTAGTTGGGGAATTTGGTAGACGAGCACATGAATATGAAGTTATAGATTTTAATCCTGATGATGAAAGTGCATATAAAGATGCATTAGTTGTAGCATTAAGAGGATATTATCAACAAGAAGTAATTAATACTTTAAATAATATAGGATTTCCTACAGGAGAAGAAAGCCAAGAATTACCTACACTTGAACAATATAAAGAAAACTTTAAACAATCTTATGATGCTAATTTAGTTTTAACAGGACAAGAGGCATTAGATTATATACATTTTAATCAAGATTTAGAAGATAAATATATTACTGCATATTGGGATTGGGTTGCATATGGATGTGTTTATACTTATAAACAAGTTTTAAATGACGATGTTATAGTACAAATTGTTCCGGCAGATGAAATGTTTGTTCCTTATGAAAAAAATAATATATATGTAGAAGATAGAAGTTATGCCGTAAGAAAACAAATTGTTACAGTATCTTATATGATTGATACATTTAAAGATTTAGATAAAAGTATATTAGAAAAATTAGATAGTGATGCAAGGAATTATAACATGAGTGGTAATTCAGTTGTAGTTCCAGTTGGAAAAGGAGGATTAATGCGAGAAGCACCTGCTTATATAAATGGAAGTAACTATAATAGTATATTAGGAACAGGAAATACAGTAGCATTATATCATGTACAATTTAAAACATGGGTACCTATAGGTATATTAACTTATGAAGATGAATTAGGACAAGTTACTACTATGCAAGTAGATGAAACTTATAAACTTAATGAAGAACAAGGAGATATAGATATAGAATGGATATGGGAAAACTTAGTATTTCAAGCATGGAAATATGATAATCATTATTTAAATGTTGGACCTTTAGTAGAAAATAGAGCAGAATTAAATAATACATCTATACAAAAACTTTCTTATAATGGACGAGAAGAATTATCTCCATCAGGTGGAGTAGCTTCTCTTATTAAAGAAGGAATGGATTATCAAAGATTAATTAATACTGTACATTATCAAGCAGAAAAATATATTAATAGGCATAAAGGTACAATGACAGTTATGCCTTTTGGTTTAATACCTAAAAAACAAGGTATGACTGCTAAAGATGTAATGTATCATGCAGATGCAACTGGTATATTATGGATTGATGAAACTTCTCCTAATGCTTCTTATGCAGGACAAATGATAAAATCTATAAATACTTCTGATATGAATTTCGTAAAAGAATGTTTAGAATTTATTAGAGAAACTAAAGGAGAGTATTGGGAAAGTATTGGAATGACACCTCAACGATATGCTGATATAGGAACTTCTGCAGGAAAATCTACAACAGAACAGGCTATAGTAAGAAGTGCTATTATAACAGCAGAACTTACAAGACGTTTTGAAAAGGTAATGGAAAAAGATTATGAAGGTGTTGTAGATTTAAGTAAATTAGCATGGATAAATGGTAAAAAAGCTAAATATATTCGTAGTGATGGAAGTCAAGCTGTAATTAATCTTAATGCAGACAATGTAATACATCATCTTAATAGAAGTTACGGAGTATTTGTTAAAAACTCTACAAATAATACAGAAGCTATTACTGCATTACGAGGATTAGGACAAGCAATGATACAAAATGGAGCAGATGTTTCTATTATACCTAAATTATATTCTACAAATAGTACTACAAGATTAAGTAGGATTATAGAAAAACAACAAGAATTGACAAGGAAATTTGAAGAACAGATGAAAGCGACTGAAGCAGAAAATCAAAAACAATTACAACAAATGGTTAATGATAATGATGCAGATAATCGTGAAATGGAAAAATATAAAATAGATAGTCAATTAGAAGGAGTTAAATATACAGCAGATAGAAGAGCAGAAAGTGGAGATAGTAATGAACCTCAAGAAGCAAGACCTGCAAATGAAATAGAAATGATGTTAGCTAATCATAAAGTATTAGATGATACTGAAAAACGACGTCAGAAGGATGAAGATTTAAAACTTAAGAATAAGCAAATAAATAAGATTAATAATAAAACTAAATAATTATGGACGTAAATGACATTACTGGTACACCAGATTTAGGTATGACAGGTCAACAACCACAAGGAAATGCAATGCCTTTTACTTTACCGGCAGAATTAGCACCTAACAATGGAACAGGACAACAAGCCCCACAAGCACCTCAAATTCCACAAGCACCATCTGCTGATGTTTCTGTAGAGGGAAATGAGAAAGAAGTTAACGAAACAATTGCTCTTTTATCTTTCCCTATAGAACAACTATCAACAGAACAATTGGAAATTCGTAATGGAGTTTTTGATTTAGTAAAAGCAACAGGAGTTAATCAAACAGGAGATTTAGTAAATGCAGAAGGAAAAGTAGTTCTAAATAAAGAACAACTTAAGACTTATATTGCAGAAGATAAATTGCCTGTAAATGCAGAAGGAAAACAAACCAATGCATTAGGAGAAGTAATAGAAACTACAGTAGAAGCAGATGATATTATTAGTGATATTAAATCTTCTTTTGAGCAAGAGTATGGCATAAAATTAGAAGGAGAATTTCCTGATACAATAGAAGGGATACAAGAATTAGTAAAAACTACTGTAACACAATTAAATACTACAGCAGTAAAAGATTTTCTACTTTCTAATCCTGAAACATTTGATTTTTACAAACATATTGCTACAGGAGGTACTTATGAAACTTTTAATCCTACCTCGATTGATTATGCATCAATTAAGGTAGATGATTTGGATAATGACACAAAAATTAACTATATTCGTACCATGTTTACTAAACAGGGTTTACCTAATGTAGATAATATGCTTGAACTGATTAAAGGAGCAGGAGAAAAACAAATTAAGACTTCAACAGCAGAAGCATTGTTATTTTTAAATAAACAACAGTCTTTAGATAAACAACAAAAAGATAGTTTATTTCAACAACAGCTTCTGAAAGAACAAGAAGAAGAAAAACAATATTGGCAAGCAGCTAAGAAAGTAGTAGATAATGGTAAAATAAATAATGTTACTATACCTGTTGCAGAAAGACAAGCATTTTTTGATTATCTTAATAAACCTATAGATAAAAAAGGTAATACACAGGATATAGTAAAATCAGAAAGTGATACATTAGAATTTCAATTGCTTACCTCTTACTTAAGATATAAGAATTATGATATATCTAAATTAGCCGCTAACATAGCAAAAGAAAATAAAGTATTATCTTTAAGAGAACGATATAATAAGCAATCAGGACAACAAGTAATAAGCCCAAGTACCCATAATGTGCATAATACGCCTGCTTCAACAGTAACTCCATTAGGAGTTGGACAATTTAAATAATAAGAAAAAACAAATTAATTAAAAAGTAAAATTATGGCAGTAGGAACTCCTAACAGCACATTATCAGGTCAACAAAATAATTCATATAGAGTATTATATGATGAAACATTTGATGATAAAGGATTTTTAAATATACAATCCCTTACACAATCTCGAATGGTAGCCCCTGATACACTTAATCCTGTTATAACATATGTAATGGGTAATGAAAGTAAAAAGTTTCCACTATTGTTTCTTACAGAAGGGCAAATGGGAGGAACTAAATCAATTGGAATAGAGAATATAGAATATGATTGGCCAGTACAAGGACGTACACGTTATACATCAGCTATAGCAGGACATGAATATACAACAGGAGCAAAACCTGGTTATATGAATACAATGATAGAAATTGTATTTAAAGATGCATGGCTTAAAAATCAACATAATATAGTATCTCCAAATGGATACAAAGCAAGGGTAACTGCAAAACCTACTAAAGTTAGTACTGGATATAAATATATACTCCAGCCTATTACTAAATCAGATCAAGATTTTATACCTCTATCTGAATTTACTAATAATACTCTATGGGCAATGAATGCAGGAGCAAATGCTTCTGAAAGTTATTCATTTGGTAATGAAAGTAATACTCAATTTCCCGGTAAACTTAAAAATCAAATTGGTATATTACGTAAATCTTTTGAAGTAGCAGGTAATGTAGTTAATAAACGAGTAATCTTTAGACTACCAACTGCAAATGGACTTACAGATTATTTCATGCCACATTATGAATATACTAAAGAATTAGAGTTTAAGGAAGCAGTAGAAGAAAGTTTATGGGAAAGTACTTATAATAGGGATGCGTTTGGACGTATTACTACAATTGATCCAGATACTCAAATGCCAATTCCATATGCATCAGGACTAAAAGAACAAATACCTAATAGGGATTTTTATAGTGTATTAACTTATGCTAAATTATTCAATACAGTAGGCGATGTAATGTACGGTGCAACTGATACAGATAATCTAAATGTAGTACTATTTACAGGTAAAGGCGGACGTAGGGAATTTAGTAGGGCTATAGAAGATAAAGCATCAGGATATAGACTTCTTGATGGTGCATTAAATAATACTATTACTGGTTCTCCAATGAGTTTAACTTTTGGTATGGCATTTGATACATTTAGACATATAGATGGACATACAGTTACAATTGCAGAATTACCTATGTTAGACTTTGGTTCACGTGCTGCAAATGCACCCACACATCCTGAAACAGGTTGGCCATTAACTTCATATGAAATGCATTTTGTTGATATGAGTATCTATGAAGGACAAAACAATGTTCAATTAGTACATCAAAAAGGACGTCAATTTGTACGTGGCGTAGAACAAGGTATGACTGCTCTTAAACAAGGTCAGCTTAATACTGCGGATGCATCTTACGGAGGTAATTCAAATGAATTAGTAGTATCAACTTCACAAGATAAAAGTTCTATACACATGCTTAAAACTTGTGGGGTAGCTTTAAAAAGGAATACACATTGTTTCTCTTTATACTGTGATATATCATAAAAAGATATAACTAAAATTACAAGAAAGTCTACTAAAATAATTAGTAGACTTTCTTTATTTTCTAAAATAATAAAAATTATAAATTTAAATATATTTAATTAAGTATGGAAACTAATACAGAAAGCACAACAGCTATAAGTAACCCATTAGACAAATTACAAAAAGTAGAATCTACGGATATTAATTATATACCTGTAGTAGTAGAATTAACATGTTCTATAAGAAGGAAAGATAGTTCAGAAATGAAAGGACTTCCGGGTGTAGATATGAATTGGAATTTAGGTTCAGCTTTTATGTCAGGTTCTAAAGCAATTCTAAAAGGATTAACAGGAGAAGCAGAATTACTTATTATGCCTGAAATTGTAGGACACCAAAGTAATGGATTTGAATTTAGACGTATGACAGATGATTATTGGAAAGGAATACGAGTACCAATTCCACCTGATAATGAAAATCTAAAAGAACATGAAAAAGGTAAAGTTTGTAAAATTAAATTTCAATTTAATCGAAAAGCAGCAGAAACTCAATATCAAAAACTAACTACTATAGAAGAAAAGATAGATTTTATACAAAGAGGATTAGTAAAGAAAAATGATAAAGGAGAAGTAGCTATATTATTAGATATGGATACAGCTGTAGATTTTGCACTATTATCTTACTGTATAAAACATCAAAGAGTTGCAAATAGTCTTGCAGATGTAGATAAATCAGGTAAAATTATGTATTATTTATTTGAGAAATCAAGTGCAATTAATACTAAATATACTATGATACAAAAAAGAGAAGAAGCAGGTAGATTATTTAGTATTCTACAAGATAATGAAAGGAAAGTAGATGCAGTATTAATTGAATTTGGAGAAACTCCTGCATTATTAGAAGATTTGATTGAAAAGATTATAGTACTTGATGAATTATATCGTAAGCCAGAAAATATAGATAAATTTATAAAAGCTGCTCAGGATGATAAATGGGAAACTAAATTATTAATACGATTGAGTGTTTCTAAAGGGAAATTACAAAATCCTGCAAATACACAAATATATTATTATAATAATAGTATTATGATAGGAAGAACAATAGATGAAGCAGTATTATATTTAGAGAATAAAGAAATACAAGAAAATATAATAATACGAGATATATTAGAAAAAGAAATTAATTTAAAGTAATATGACAACGCAGGAACTTCACAATAGTTTAAACATACTTGTACAAAAATCAAGTACACATTGGAATAGAAGTTTTTTGCCACAGGAATATGATTTTTTTATTAATAGAGAAATAAGTAAATATATAAAACAAAGACTTAGCCCTCTATCTAATAATAAACAACAAGGAATATTTGATATTAAAAAAAGAATACAGGATTTAAATCCATTATTAACTACACGTGTAATTAATGTATTACAGTTTGATAATAAAGATTTAGTAGTTCCTCTACCAAAAGATTATTTATTTTATATATCAGCATCTTCATATGTATCATGTGAAAATAATGAAAGTAGTGAAATAATTAGAAATATATCTTTTAATCCTTTTGAAAATTTTGATAATATAGATACCTTGGAAATAAGTGCTACATTACCTGTATTGGGTACTGTAGCACTTTTTTCATTAGATGATTTACCTGATGGCTATTTACCACAAGACAATATACCAACTTATAAAAAGAATTTTATATTTAATAATGCAGTAGTACAAATAATTAAAAAAAGACTTAGAGAATTACAATTTGTAGATACTACTGTTTCTTTTTATAATAATATTAATATTAATAATAATGTAATAACAGAAGTAAGTTATAATACTTTTAATAATAAAATAGAATTAATAGGTAATTTAACAGATTTAACTGTACTTGTAAATGATGAAATTTATGAAATTGATTCTGCAGCATTTACATATAATATAAATACAATTCCGGATACAAAAGTAAAAGAAGGAGAGGTTAGAGTTATAGACGAGGAATATAAAACCGACGTTTTAAACTCATATCTTAGCAGGTCTGTAGATGCCAGTGTTTGCGCTGTGTTACGTGAATTTTTCATAGAGATACCCAAACCTGCCGGTGTCAGAGTTCATGCCGTAAAATTGACCTATTTGCGTAAACCTGTGATAGTTGACTTACTTTTGAATAGTAGTTCGGAATTAAATAATACTATACTTGAAGAAGTAATATCTAATACAGCACAAACTATATTAGGAGTAGTAGGAAGTGATGATTATGAAAAATATGTAAGAGAAAATATAATAATAGAATAACAAAAACAATAAAAGATGGAAGATATATTCGTATTAAAAAATGTAGTATCAAGTATTACAGCAGTTGCAGCACTTAATACAATTGCAGCAGGGGAATTAGTAGTACTTGGAGATGGTAAAGTAATTTTGGATGGTACTGCAGGACAGGCACAAGATATTAAACGAGTTCAATTTATCGTTAAAAAAGATGATGGAACTGTACATACTTCTGTTCCTATATTAAGGAGAAGTGTAGATTATGTAAATTGGCAATATTATAGGGCACCTGTTAATGGTGTATTTGTAATTCCTTATGCAAGTATTACAGATAGTACAGTAGGAGAATTTGATTTTACAATAATGAATAAATCACATAATCATACTATTAATACAGAAAGACGTAATGTAAATCTAACTAAGAAATCTACAGAAACTACTGCACAATTTTTAGCAAGAGTTGTAGTAAAACTTAATAATCCATATCCAAGTGGACAAGTTCCTAATTGGTATGTTGCATCAACTTCTACAACTAACCTAACAATTACTCTATCAAATCCACATGTAGACTTAGCAATAGGAACAAGAGGAATTGCAGCAGGAGTTACAGGTACATATACTACTGCACCAGTACCAGGAATTGGAGTAGGTACAGATGTACAAGCAATGGAAAAAGATTATACACGTTATAAAGGAAATGACGGTGTAATTGAAAATAGTGATTTATGGTTTAATTATAATCCTGATGCAGTAGGAAGCGGTACATATAGTATAGCTACTATTGGATTTACATCTGAAAATGATAGTCCTACTGTAAAAAGATTTTCAGCAAGAAATACAATTGCAATTGCCTATCCTTCTGCAGCAACTGCATTACAAACAAGACTGGCTGCTATATTAGCACAAGTATTTGGATTAGGTTGGTCAGGTACAGATAACGCAGAACCGGGAAGTAATGTACCTGATACAAGTGAAGTAGATGGTGCAACTACTACAGGTGCAGCATAATTATTTTTGATTTAATTATTAATTTAAACTGCTATTGCTATTGATGTAATAGCAGTTTTTTAATTTAAAAAAGTAATGGGATTAGAATTAGGAGGAATAGTTACAATAGACCAAAGAATAGACGAAGTAGTTTTGAATAATATAGGTACAGTACCTTTAAATGTTATTGTACATATTACAAGACCAGTACAAGAATATATTAATCCTATTGTAATAGAAACAGGAAATGAAGCATCAATTAATACTTCAAATATACCTGGTTTTAATACAATACCTTTGATAATAGATATAGTAGATGCAACTACAGAAGATTTATTAGGTTCTTATGTAGTGTATTTACAAAATAGTATATTTTATAATATAATATTACCTTCATTAAAAACTTTATTATGTAAAAAATGTAAATGTACAAATTGTAAATGCGATGATAAAGCAAATAGATGTATATCATATCAAAACTTAATGAGTATGATGCAGACTTATATATATAATATAAGACCAATTGCAGAAGTAGGACAACAAGCATATGGATATGAAATTTATCAATTTTTACAAGATGCTACATATTTATATAGAGAATTTATAGATGAAGAATTGTTAGAAATAAATAAACAAAGATTAATTACATTTGATTTATATTATTCAGAAAAATTATATAAATTTTATTTATCTATATTTTATTTAGCTGCATATTTTTATAATAAATATATAGTAGAAGATATAACAGAAGAAGAATTAGCAGAATTAGATTTAAAATTTCAATTAGAAATTATTAAAAAATGTTTACCTTGTGAATTGAATTTTACTGCATTAGAAAATACATATTTACAAATAAATCCTGATGTACCAAATCCTTCAACAAGTTCATTACATAATGATTTACTACAAATACAAGGAGGAACAGTAACAGAAAGATTTCACTTAGCAGAAGATGAATATGAAGGAATAAGAGAATTATTACATAAAAATGCAACTACATCTTTAACTATAAGCCCTTCATCGGGAGAAAGAGGTGTTAATAGAAATACAAATATAACTTTAAATATAATTAGTAATAACGATATTATTACAAATGCAGTATTAACTGGTAATAACGGATATAGTTTAAATGTATTAGAATTTGTAGATGAAGGAAGTACTACAGTAAATGTTGGTAATTTAGCAACTACTGTAATATTTACTTTAACTTTAACAATAAATAGGTTAGGAACTACAGTAACACAAACTTCTATAGTTACATCTACAGGAATAATACCTCAATGGTATGGTACATCAGGTAATGAAGATTTAAGTGAAGAAGATTATACACTAATTAATACAGATATAATTAAATTTTTATTATCAAATCCTACAATATCAGTAGATATCGCTGTGGCTAATGAATATATATATTTTATATCTACAAAAAGCGATGCTACAATAAGTACAGGATTTCCTTTAACTATTGGAGAATGGGATAGTACTACTGCATTCTTTATTAAAAAAGATTTTACTCTAATACTTGCTAATGGAACTACTACAAGTAATTTAACTTTGTATAGAACAAGAGAATTACAAATACATTCAACTATTAATTATACATTATCATAATGGCATATACTTATATAAATGGTATTTTACTTCCTACAGGGACGGAAATACAAGGATTTACTCCTATAGATAGAAGATTTGTCGTACCGACTGTAGAAGATTTAGATGAAATATTTTATTTATATGATGGATTATTAACTTATGTACAAGATGAAAAAACATATTATAATTATGATGAAGAAGCAGAAGAATGGGTAGTATTTTCAGGAGGAAGTGGAACAGGAGATTATATACCTTTAGCTGGAACATTACCTACAGGAAAAGTAACAGGAGAAATAGGAATTGCTACCAGTGCTATTGATGCAGGTATAAATATACTTACAGGAATGGCAACAAATAATAATTCTTTTGGTATATTTATTAATAATACAACAAATGTATTATATGCAAATACAAGTTTAACATATACAAGACTTGTATTAGGTGTTAATGGGAATTTAACTTTAATGAGCGATGCTGCTAATTCAAGAGGATTAATATCTAATATAGACCATAGTGCAAATATACAAAATTTAGATTATACCCAAAAGATATATGTAGATACTAAATTACTTACTAAAATAAGTCAAAATAATGCAGAAATTAAAGCTACTACAACAGGAACAGATACTTATGTAGCAAGTTTAACTCCGGCAATAACAACTTATTCAGATATGAGTAAATATTTTATAAGATTTACTACTGCAAATACAGGAGCATCTACATTAAATATAAATGGTTTAGGTGCAAAAGCTATAACTGTAGGAGGTTCTGCATTGCAAGCAGGTATAATAGATGCTAATATTTCTTATATGTTAATCTATAATAGTATAACAGATAGTTTTAGATTAACAACTTCTAACAAGGTAAACACCCAAACAACAGGGGATGTATCTAAAAATATTGCAAATACTGAATTTGTAGAAAATGCATTAACAGATGCTACATCAAAAAAGATATTATTGGATACAAGTGATTCCACACCTATTACAGGAGTTACAACAGAAACACTACTTAAAAGATTTGACGTACCTGCAAATAAACTTAGTTATGGCGCATTAACAATGGAAGTATCTTTTACTTTTACATCTCCACAAGTAGCATCCAAAGTTGTAAAGATGTATATATCTAATAACGCTACTTTCACTCCCCCAACTACCGCAGCTACAATGATTGAACAGACATTTGTAAGTACATCAGGCGGTGGAACACTACAAAGAACAGGTAAATTTAAGAATGCAGGTTGGATTGTCGTACACAGAGCAACTGCTACACCTTCAAGTTATTTAACTAATTCCGCAGGATTTACAGGCCAAATAGTAGATATAACTCAACCAGTATATATATTTTTTTCTATAACACTTTCAAATGCAGCAGATAGTGCATTTATATCTTATTTTAAATTAACTAACGATAAACTATAACTATGCAACTCTACACAATCTATGACCTTAATACTTATAAACCTATAAGTACTATGTTTTATGAAGACCAACCTCCAAATTCTACCTCTGTTTTATGTACAGAAAATTGGGCTGACCCAAGATTTAATACAAATACAAATAGTTGGTATAATGCAGCAACACAAGAAGAACAAGATACTTATTTACGTATTCAAAAAGTTAATGAACAACTTTCATTAATAAATTCAGAAGTAATGAATATAGTTAATGAAGAAATTGTAACATGGCAAACAAATAGTATGTTAAATGAAATCTATGGTAATCAATTAGAAGGATTTAAAGTATTTTGTCCTAATTTACCTAATAGAAGTTTTGAAGGAAGTCAAACAGAATATACAAAAGGAAAAAACGGAGAATGGAGTTATATATTAATATTTAAAAATACAGAAGAATGAATAGTGTAGTTATATATAATTCAACTACTAAAGCATTATCATTAGAATCTTTAGATACATTTGCTAAATTAAATAATATTCCGATTAATAATAACCAACTTAGTAATGGAGCAGGATATTTAGTATCTATTGATAGTACACAAATAATAAATGCATTAGGATATACGCCTATTAATCCAAATGGAAATAGTACTCAATATATAACAGGAAATGGAAGTAAAGTAACTTTTCCTGTTATTCCTTCTCCTCAAATACAAGTAGATTGGTTACAAACAAATACAGGATTATTAGATTACATTAAAAATAAACCTATTATATCTAATATTATAGTAAATAATACTACAGTAGGATTAAGTAAAAGTTATTTAAATACAACTTATCCTAATGTTAATTTAGGACAATTAATTTGTTGTCCTAATATACTATTAGGAGGTGCTATATATATTAAAGTAATAGAAAATGGAAATAATGATACTTGGCAAGCAATAAGTGCACCTCCTTCTTTATAAATAAATTAACCTTAATAATGAAAATAAATGAAAATTAAAATAAAAGATTTAGTAAATATTAATAAAGCTTTAAATAATATTAAAACAAATAAAATAGAAATTGAAGACTTAAAAGCAATTATTAAATTAAAATTTGAAATTAAAAAAGAATTAGAATTAGTTATTACTTTACAAGAAGAAATATTTAAAAGAAATGGTGTAATATTTAATGAAGAAACTCTTAAAAGTGAGTATAGTGATGAATCAGTAAAAGATAATTTTAATAAAGATATTATAGATATGAATAATACTTTAGTAGAATTAGAAAATACTAATTTAATAAATGAAGAATCTTTTTATAATTATATGAAAGACAGTAATATTGAGTTAGAAGTAATTATGTTATTAGAGGATATATTAGTAATTAAATAATTAATAATTTATGACAACACAAAATATTATAACTATTATATTTTCAGTTCTTTTAGGTCTATCAGGATGGTTAATTAAATATGTAATTAATAAAGCAGATAAACAAAATGAAAGAAATGTAGATTTACTTTCTTCTATTAAAGATATAATGTCTGAAATTAAAACAGAAATATCATTAGTAAAGAAAGATGTAGAAACTACTAATAAAATTACACAAACATTATCAGGTAAAGTAGAAGAACTTACAAAACATATTTATGAAATGCGAGTTACAGAAGCTGGATTACTTGAATGGAGAAAAGGAGTTGAAAAGCAATTTGAAGAGATTTACAAGAGGTTAAATATTAAAAAACCAACACAATGATAGATACATTAATATTAGATAGAGGACATGCAACATTAAGTAATACTAATACTTATGCTACTCCTGGAAAACAATTTGTATTTCCTGATGGACTTCATGTATATGAAGGATATGAAAATCAAAAATATGTAGAAGCAATTACAAGAAATGCAGCATTAGAAGGTTTTAAAGTAGTATATACAGTAAGACCTAATGATATTAGAGATATTAGTTTAGCAGAAAGAGTTAGAATAGCTAATAAATTACCTGATAAAAAGAATGCTTTATATGTGTCAGTACATAATAATGCAGGAGGTGGAGAAGGTACAGAAGTTTTTAGTTCTAAAGGTAAAACATTGTCGGATGGATTTGCAGAAGAAATTTTAGTTGCTATAGAAAAAGAATTTCCTACTCGTAAAATGAGATATGATACAAGTGATGGAGATAGAGATAAAGAAGAAAATTTTTATGTAATTAAAAATACAATTATGCCGGCAGTATTATTAGAAATAGGATTTTTTGATAATAGAAAAGATTATGAATTTCTTTCTAATCCTTTAAATATAGAAAGAATGGCAAAAGCTATAGTACTTGGAATAAAAAATAATATAATTAAATTATACGGAGAACAGGCATGGAAATTACGGAATTTATAACAAAGAGAAGTAGAGTAGCTTTGTCATGGTTAGTAGTAGCAGTTGTAGGAGTATTAGGAATATTAGCTGCTATAAGTAAAGCTTGGAATACTGTAGAACATGCAATAGTTGTATTAGGAAGTATAGTTGGAGCGTATAATATTAGCCAAGCTTATACTAAAGGTCAGTTTATAAAACGAGCCGGTAAAGTAGATAATAGTATAGCAGAAAAAATAATAGAACCTTAATAATAATGTAATGATTGATACTAAAATTAATAAGAATATTAAGATAATAATAGGAGTAGTAATACTCCTTTTATTGTTTTGGTTAATGATAGATTGGGGAAAAGATAAAATAATAACTTCATTAGGAGGTTATACTAAAAAAGAAACAGTAATAAAAGTAGATACTATATCTGTAGATGTAGATACAATTGTTAATTTATATAAAGAATTACTTATAAAAGTAGAAAAATTAGAAAAAGGAAAAGAAATTAAAAATTATTATAATACATATGTTACAGTAGATAGTTTGACTGGTGAGCGAAAAACGAGAACGGAGATTATACCGCTTGTTAAGACCTTCACACAGGCTGTCACAGACTCCCTAATCGATGGAAAAATTTTTACGGTACTCAATCCTGTTTCGGACGAAATCGTTTATCAGGACTTCTTATATAAGCCCAAATTTCCTTCATATATTACTAAGACTATAACAGTACAAAGGACAGTAGAAAATACATTAACTAAGGATGTAAGAAATAAAATAGGAATAGGTGTAAATTGGTATAGTAATGATGCAGTAGGTATAAAAGGAATATATCAATTAAAATCTAATTGGCAATTTGAAGCAGGATATAATACAAATTATAGTACATCAAACTCTGTGGATCGTTCTGTAAAGGGAAAGAATAAGTTCGTGAATGTAGGAATAATTAAATTATTTTAATATGAAATTACAACAAATTGCAGAAGATGTAGCATATAAATTAGGAGATCAATTTAATCATACATTAAAAGAAAGTATAAAAGATACATTAATTATATATAGGTCTAAATTTATAAGAGATGATGTAGATAGAAATGGAGTAATTTCTTATAATCATTTTATTCAATATTTTAAAACTCCTATGGAAGAAGTAAATTTATTGGAAGTTTTAGGAGGAGAAGGAAATTATATATTAAATGCTTTTAGTGGAGAAGGAAATTTAGATGAATATACAGTAAGTATAAGTACACAAAGAATACCTAAACCGGTAAGACTTAAAAATTTTAGTAAAGATTTATATTCTTATGTAGGTACAATTAGTGGAATGAAAAGATTTGTATTTGTAACTATAGATACATTTCCTTATGTAAGTTCCGTAAAACAAAATAAGAAAAACATATACTATACTATATGGGATGATAGAATATTAATATTAAATAACTTGCTTTGTGATGATAATTTAAGTACCTTAGATATTAAAGAATTATTAATACAAGGTATATTTGATAACCCTCGTGATGTATGGACATTTTGTAATAGTGATAGATTTATTGATGATAATGAATTTCCTATATCAAATGATATGTTATTAAATATGAAACAAGGGATTATAACAGGAGAATACCGATTAGCACCAAAAGAAGGACAAGATGTACATTTAAAACCTGATATAAATGATAACAATTGAAACTATATATGATTTATATGTTTATAGTAAAAAAGATGAAATATATAATTTAGAAAAAGAGAAAAAGAAATTAGAAAGGGAAAGAGAAAAAATAAAGAAAATATTAATAGCTAATGAAGAAACTTTAGTAAGATTTTGTTCTTTATATGATTTATACGAAGGACGTATAAAAGAAATATTTCCTTATAGATTAAAAACTAATTTAGAAAGATATGTTGGAATACAAGTAAAATTATACTATAATTCTTCTCTCCCTATAGAAAGTATATCAGTCAATATTGATAAAATAAACAAAAGTATTATTCCTTTTGAATTATTTAGATATTGTACTATGGAATTTAATAAACAATTAGTAGATGAAATAATAGATAAAAGGTATGAATTTTTTCAAACACATTTTGGTTCACTTAAATGTGTATTTTTCCAGACTAAAAAAAAGAAAGTAAATTGGCAAAAGTCAATGGAAAATAAAGAAAGAATTGAAAATGAAGGAAAACAATTATATTATAAAGAAGAAGCAGATTTAGCTTTATTAGAAGGAAAAGAATATAATGGTATTCCTTGGTTAGAGTATTTCAATGATGAAGATAAAAAGAATTTATATATGTATTGGAATACAGCTAAAACAAGAACTAATAGATTAATTTCCGGTATATCCAGTTATAGATATGTAGCACAAAAAGGAAATAATTCTGTAATTAATAAATTAGTAGCAAGAAAGAAATTAATAGGAGAAGCAATAGAATTATATAAAGAAACTTATGAGTAGAAGTATATTAAGTAGAGAATTTTTAGGAGCATTTATATCAGATATGAATATACAAGATACTTCTAATATACATGATTTAGAAAGATATATAGAAATGGCATTAGAAATAATGTGTATTCCTAATTTTATGGTATATAAACCTGAAATAAAAGAAGTAAAAGGAAATAGAGCAGTATTACCATGTGATGAAGGGTATTTACAAGCTGTACTTCTCGATAATAATTGTTATGTAGAAAACGATAGTCCTTCTTATGTAGCAGGATTAAGTAGATTAATAATAAGAAACAATCCATATATAGGTATAGGAGTACAGTTAGGACAAATGAATAATGCTTATGGAACTATAAATGGTAATTTTTTAGAAACTACATTTGCTACAGGAAAAGTATTATTTATATATAAAGGATTACCAACTGATTGTGATGGTAATAGTTTAATTCCAAATGACCCTAATGTATATGAAGCATTAAGATTTTATTTACTTTATAATTTAGGGTTAGGAGGAATTAAAACAAGGTCAGAAATAGGATGGAGAGAAGCAAATCAATATTGGGAAAAGCTTTATCCAAGAGCAGCAAATAATGTAAACTGGTTTACTCCACAAGAATATCAAGAATTTACAGAAATGTGGAATAATATATTCGTAGGAGATATAAGTAATAGTATAGTATAAGTTATGGAAGAATTTAACGGAGCATCAAAAGCAACAGTAAGAAGCAAAACACCTACAGGAATGTGGGAACATGCTCGAAATATAGTACTTACTAAAGGTAGAAGTTCAATAACCCAAAATGATGGATTTGATTTTACTCTTAAAATTCCCGGAGAGACAATAGGAGAAATAACCACTACAGAACATGTAGTGGTTTTTAGCGTTGATGGAGAATATTCATGTATAGGATATAAAAATGAAAATGATGAATATATAGGAATAATAAGAAGTATATATTTAGGATTTAATTTAGCAAGACCTATAGAGGGAGAAGGATTTTATAATCAAAAACAAGAATTAATAGTAATATTTTCAGATGGTATATTTGAAGATAGTTTTTCTCCAAGATTATTAAATATTTTTGATACAGGAATAGATTTAGATGTTGATTTAGAATTAGTAAATCCCGATGATATTACTATACTTAATTTATTTATAGGAGAACAAGAGGCTAATATAAATATAGATTACGAAGAAATATCTACATTGGAAGCAGATATAGTTTATATTACATATTCTTATATACTTCCTGACAATGTATCAAGCTCTCCTTTTTACGTAACTCAAAATATTGCATATCCTACATATAAAACTTTTGTAAATGGAAACTTTACACTAAATGATTTACCAGAAGATAATAAAAGAAGAAATATTAAATTATTCTTTGAGAATTTAAGTTTAAATTATAATGCAATAAAAATAGGAATAATAGTAAATTCAGAAAATGCATTAGTAGCATATGAAAGCCAAAAGCTTATTTATAATGGTACTACATTAGAAACAACTATAAGTACTTTATCGAATTTTACAGAAATTGATATTAATAGTTTAGTTGTAGAATCTATAAACTATAATAAAGTAAAAACATTTACTATTCAAAATAATCAATTGGCTATAGGAAATTTAATAGGAGAAAATGAATTTAAATTTCAAAAATACGCTAATCTATTAAAAATAGAACCTATGTTTATAGATGAAGATTTACAAAATAATTATGAAGAAACAATATTTACACATCCTACTTTATGTTTTGATGAAGTATATGCTATTAGTATTCAGCCTCAATTAAAAAATGGTAATTATTTAGATTCTTATCATATTCCCGGAAGACAAGCTATAAATGATGAAAGGGATTTATTTACAGATGCTGAATTAATAGCAATGGGATTAGATGATTTAATAGGAAATTCATATAGAAAATTTCATGTAATTAATACGGGTAAATTTACTATAGGTGCACCTTATAGTAATAATGAATCTGATTTAAGTACAGGATTAAATCGTCAAATGGAATGTGGATTTTGGGAAAATGAAGAAACATATCCTAATAATATAGAATATAATAGTATAGAAGATTATAATGGAAATGTAATAGTAGATGGAATAGATTTTAGAAATAGTCCTATTTTATACCATAGAATGCCAGGATTAGATGCAATTATAGAAAAAATTCCTTCTTTACTTGGATATTATAATAAAAATTCACATGATTTATCTTATGGTAATTTAGGTACAGGAGATCCTACAGACCCTGAATATAATGGTAAAGTACCAAGATTAGGAATAAGACTTACAAACTTTGAAGAAATAGTTCCTTTAGAAGTTAGAAACCAATTACAAGGTTTTAGAATAAATATACAAAAAAGAAAACAAGGTGGATATTTAGTTGAAGATATAGGATTTAGTTTACAAGTTTCAGAAAGTATTCAAAATGTAGATGGAATATTAAGAAGTATGTTAACTAATGTATTATATCAAGAAGATTTAAATGTAAATAATGCATATAGAACAAGAGCAGAACATTTTGGTAAAGCACAGTTATTTAGTAATACATTAGAAATATATAAATCCAATATATCTCCTACTATAGTAAAAGCTAATTATGGAGTTAGTGCTGATGCTTTTGCTGCAGCAGAAAGTAGTACTAATAGAAATAATAAGATTGAAATGCAATTACCTCTTATATATAAAATACCACCTGTACAAAAATATGCAATAGTAAAAGCAATGACATATTTACCTGAAAATAATATTACAGAAGGTACTTTATTTAATGATGCAAAAATAGTTTTACTTTCTAAAAATTATTTACAAGGAAATAACGGATTAACAGGAATAAGAGAAAATAGATGGAACCCTTTTAATATACAATATGGAAGTACAGATACAGCAAATTTAGAAAGATATAATAGTATAAGTAGGTTGTATGATGAAGTTACTGTAACAGGTGACGATTGTTATGAAATAATACTTAATTATAGTTTAATAAATATAGTAAAAAATGTATATCCGGGTTTTAGTAGTACTGATTTTATCTCATTAGGAAGAGTATTAATTACAAACACAACTAAGGAATTATATAAAAATGGAGATGTATTTATAAATAATTCTCTTACTAAATCTTTAGGAATTTCAGTAGGAAGTACTATTATAGGACGATTAAGATATTTTTATATACATTTAACTGGTATGGTATCAGTAGCAAATAATAGTAAAGTAACAGTTGTAATAGATAAATCACATTTAGTATATGATTTAACAGGAAGTGGAGGACAAACTACATTATTAGGTACGTTATCTTATGAAACTATTATAGATAATGAAGAACAGTTTAGAAGTTTAAATGATAAAATAGTATCTATTAGTTTTTCAATAGATTCTCCTTTTATAAATAAATATCCATTTAGAATAGCATTATCACAAAGTATTCCTAATGAAAATTTACAAACAAATAATGTAAGGAGTTTTCCGGCAAATAAGTATTATGATATGCCTAATAATAAAGGAGAACTTACCGCATTACGAGGTACTATATATATGTTATATATTCAACAAAGATATACATTATCAGTAGCAAGTATAAAAGATACTTTAGAAAATGATGGAACTGTAATACAATTAGGAACAGGTAATTTATTTGATAAGGCTCCAGTAGAAATACATGATAATAATAAAGGATATATAGGAAGTACAAGTCAGTTTGCCTGTAAATTAATTCCAGATTATTATATTACAGTAGACCAAAATAAAGGTAAAATATTCTTAGTTAATGGTACAAATGCAATAGAAGTATCTAAAGCAAATATGGAAATATACTTTTCAGAGAATTGGAATACATTTTTAGAATACTTTAGATTAGATGAAAGAGGAAATAAACAGCCTGTAGATAATCCATTTAATAGCGTAGGACATATAGTAGGATATGATGAAAAATATAATAGAGTATTTTTTACTAAGAAATATTATAAAATTAAAGATGATACTTTGTATGATACTTTTGATGGAATGTTTTTTTATAATTCAGAAGGAGATATAATGAATTATGATGATACATTATTATTTGATAATTTAAGTATAACTTGGTCATTAAATTTAGAAAAAAGTCCAGTATGGGTTTGCAAACATGATTACTATCCTAAAGTATATATATGGAATAGTAAAGGATTATATAGTATTAGCCCTACTATAGATGAATTAGGTAATGTATTATTTAGACATAATAGTAAATTACAATCTAAAGGAGTATTTTATGGTAATATTCAATATAATAGTTACGTAGATTTAATATTTAATAGTAGAATAGATTTAACTAAATTATATCAATGTATTACATGGAATACAGATGTAATAGATGTAAATGAAGTACAAAATTATTATGATAAAACTATAGACGCAATAGCAGTATATACAAACTATCAATGTAGTGGTATAATAGATTTAACTAATCAACAATTTGTATTAAATAGAAATGTAGAAGGTAATTGGAATTTTAATAAATTTAAAGATATAGTCATAAATAAAGATGTTACTATTATTGATAAAGAAGGAAATTTTAATATAGATAACTTAAATAACTTAGGCTCATGGTTTTATAAATCAAATTTTATTAGTACATTTATAGTTGTTAGATTAATAATATTTGGAGGTACAACTAACAATGTATATATAAATCAAGTTAATGTAAAGAGTGTAACATCACAAAGATAAGATATTATGAAAAGACTAAATAGTAGAAAACGACATATATCAGCTAATATAATTGGAAGTAATATAGGAGATGAAAAATGGGATAAAGAACGTCCAAAAAGTCTATTAGATAATAGAGAAGGATTAGAAAAAGGTTCTGCTTTTATATCTTCAAGCGGGTTAGCAGAAGGACAAGCAGGAACTATTTTAAGTAGTACTGTATCAGGAGCAAGCATGGGAGGCCCAGTAGGAGCAGGAGTAGGATTAGTTACAGGAGTTTTTTCTTCTGAAATGGCAAGAAAAAAACAAAAGGCTCAACAACAAGCAGCAATGAATGCTATGTGGGGACAAAGAACTAATCAAGATAGAATAATTGCAGAAGATTATAAAAATACAGTAGGACAAGATACTGTAGAATATTACGCAAAAGGAGGATTAATAGATAAATCAGCATTGCTGGAAGATTCTTCTATAGGGAAGTTTCAAACAACAGGAGGAAAATTAAAACCATTAGCAGAAGGAGTTCAAGAAGTAGTAGGAAATGAACATGGAGAAAAAACTATAGATAATTCTTATGGTGTAACTTTATCTGAAAATGGACAACCTGTTGCAGAAGTAGAAGACGGAGAAGTAATTGCTGATGGACAAGCTGTATTTAGTAATAGATTAATGGCTGATAATAAAAATACTTATGCAGATAAAATGAAAAAAGTAACATCAAAACGAAATACATTAGAAAAAAGGTTAGATGGTAAACTTACTACAGTAAGTAAAAATACAGTAGAAAGACAACTTGCAGGTTTAAATATGGCAGAAGAAAGTTTATTTAAACAACAAGAATTACATAAAGAAATAGAAGGAATGCAAGTATTAGATAAATTAGCATTAGGAGGACCTATAAGAAAAAATACAGACCCTTATGGATTTAGAAAAACATATGAAGAGCAGTTATTTCCTTCAACTACTTATAATCCTAATGAAAATACTTTAGCTACAGAATCTCAACCAATAGTAGCACCTTTACCTACTATTATTCCTGATGTACTTCCTAAAGAAGTTTCTCCTTATGATGCAAATTCTGATAAAGGGGGAGATTTTTTAAGATTAGGAATAGATAATATAGGAAATGCCATAATAAATGCTGCAAGTCCAAGAGTACCTAAACCTATATTAAATTCTCCTGTTAGATTAAATACACGAGTAAATGTAAATCCACAAGTAGCAGCAGTTAAAAATGCAGTAGAAGCTACAGCTAATAATGTGATGAGTAATACATCTAATAGTAATATAGCAAGAGCAAATATAGCTGCAACAAGATTAAGAGGTTCTCAACAATTATCAGATGTATATGCAAATCAAAATAATATTCAAACTCAATTAGAAAATAGAAATAAAGAATATCAAAATAGAAATGAAACACAAAATAATAATATTTTTAGTGATTATCAAGATAGAGTTCAAGCAAATACAGCAGGAAGATTGGCAAGAACTTCAGCTAATATAAATAACTTTGCAGAAGATATTAGTCAAATGGGACAAAAGTCTGCAATATTAACACAAGATGATAATGAACTTCTTACTGAATTACAAAATGATATAACAGGACAAAAGAAAAGAGAATATAGATTAAATCCTTATATTCGACAAAGAGCAAAAAATAATCCATTACTAAAATCACTAATAGGTATATAAAATGGCAACACAAAATGGAGATTATTTAGGAGATTTAGGATACAGTAGAGCAACAATACCTATAGTACGTTCTCCTAAGAATTTAAATGAAGTTTTAAATGCAAGAGAACAGCAATATTTACAATCAGTTCAAAATGAAACTGCATTAGAAAATATGATGACAAATTTAAAATATTTACCGCAAGATGAACAAGTATATAATGCCTTAGTAGATGAAACTAAGGCATTTAGTGCTTCTTTAACTCCGGATAATATGGCAGATAATGTATTAAATACTTATAAATTTGCAAATGATTTTACTAATAAAAAAGGAGGTAAACAGCTTGCAGAAAATTATGCTAATCTACAATCTGCTTATGCAGAAATAGATAAAAATGAAGGTATTACTCCTGATATGAAAGATTACTATAAAGCTAAAGTTCAAGTAAGTCCTGTAACAAAAAGTGATGTTACAGGATTTTATAATTCAGGAAGAATAGGACAACCTAAAGTAAATCCTTATGTAGATGCAGCAGAAGAAGCAATTAAACTATTTGACGGTATAAAAGCAGATGGATATTATGACCAAAATGAAGATGGAACTGTAACTATAAAACAACCTATTCCTGGATTATTACAATATAATAAAGGAGATATAGTAACTCAAGATAGAATTATAGAAGGATTGACTTCTTATTTTAATTCTCGTCCTGATATACAAGGTTATTTTGGAGATAGGTCTGATTTTATTACATCACGTTCTCAAAATCCATTAACAGATTTATATAGTAAATTAACTCCTAATGAAAAAAAGAATGTATTAGGAAATGAAAATGCAAGTGAAGCAGATTTAAAAAACTTTTTAGATAATAAAGGAATTTCTGCACAACAAGCATTAAAAAATGCAAATGTAAATGAATTGACTAAAAATGCAATTCAACCTGCAGTAAGTAAATTAGCTTTTAAAAATGTACAACCTACAGTATTAACAGACGATTTATTAATGAAAGCTGTAGGATGGAAAGCAGAAACAGAAAAAGATGCTCCTTTAGATAATTCTATTACATCTATACAAGATTGGAATACAATGCAAGCAGTAAATCCAAGTGATTATATTCAATTAGAAAATGATGTAGCAACTATAAAAACATCCTTACCTACATTAAGAAATGATATTGCAACTTACGAAATAGAAGTAAATAAAAAGACTCCTGGATATACAACAGAAGAGTTAAATAGAAAACGAGAGCAATTAGCTGTTATAAATAAAAAAATAGAACAAGTTGATGTAACTAAAAGAAATGTTACTGATGCTGTATACGATTTAGCAAGTAAAAAAGGAATTAATATTACTAAGGAATTTGCTAATAATAATTCAGAAAGGGCAACAATTGTACAGCAATTAAATGCAAGAGCAAAATCAGATGAATTAAATAAAGGAAGAGGAGATTTTGGAGGAATAGGTTATGTAAGAGTACCTACTGAAACTGAATATAAGGATTTTATAGCAAGTAAATATGCAGGAAGTAATAAAGGACAATATGACCCTGCTTCCGGAGGAACTATAATAGATGGAGTTGTATATTCTGAAAGAGATATAGAAATACCATCTAAGTTAAAATCATTAGCAGGAGAATTTAATATTCCTACCACAAGAGATTTATCATATTTACATATAGAAGGAGAAACACAAAAACAATCTCTTAAAAAATATAATAACTTATTAACAGATGAAAAACATACTTTAAAATCTAATCCTGAAACTTATATGGTTGGAGAAAGACCTTTAAGTTCTGTACTCGCTGATTATGGAATAGAAGATTTAAGAGCAGATGTAGATTGGGATAAAACAGATATTCAAGTACTACTACAAAATGATGATAAAGGAGGAATATTAAGAGGTATTAATTTAGCATTAACTAAAACAGGATTAGAAAATCTAAATGATGATGCTAAGGAAATGTACCAAAATACAAATAGCATTAAAGTAAATGCATCTTATGAAGGAAAGAATAAAGGTACAAGACAAGAATTAATACAATCCACAATACGAGATAGTTTTAGAGATATTGTTGCAGGAGGTACTAAAGATGGTACTTATCAAAATGTAATTAAAGCATCAGGAGAAATGTATGCAAACGCAACAGGATTAGGTAAAACTATAGATGATGCAAATTTATATACACTATTACCCGGAAGAAGTACTGGAGTAGAGATTAATCATGGAGGTAATAAAATACCATTGACTATAGAAGCAACAGCAAAAACAGCTTTAGGCTCTGCATTAAATAATACAGATTTTAGAGTATATACAGGAGAAGGAAGTAATAGAATGGTTTTAGTACAAGATAAAGGAGGACAATATAAGTTTGAAAATGCTTCAAATACTTCTAATGTTCCAGTAGATTTTGAAAATCCAGGAGATATTAAACAATGGATAGGAGGTTCAGCATTAGAACAAGATGCAAGTAAAGTAGAAACAAAAGTAGAAACTAATCCTTATACTCCTTATTTACAACAAAGAGGAAATATAAATGGATATAAAAAAGTATCTGAAAATGATATTAAATCCACCTCGTATAACGCATATACACGCTCCCTGCCTGCGTTTTATAATCAAGGTAATGCCAATATCCCTTTAAAATCAATGAACGGTCAGACGTCCTATATTGAAGCGAGAGTGCCTAAAAATGACCTTGTTGATTTTAGCAGTAGTTTAGCCGGTCATATTGCACCTAATATACAACTACCTTATATTAATAAAAATGTAGTAACTTATGCTATACCTTTAGTAAAAGATAATAAACTACTTGTAACAGGAGGTTTCAGAGGAGAAAATACACATGACCACTTAAAGAACTCTAATAAAGATAGCCCACATAAATATGGATATGCTTTAGATATAGAAGATAATGCAGAAGGATTAGAATTTAAAAATAAATTAATGAATAATCCTGAATTATTAAAACAATATAATATTGCAAGAATGCTTCAAGAAGGAAATCATTTACACGTAGAATTTAACACCCCTTATTTATAATGGAAGAAGATAATATAATAAATAGCGAAGTACAAGACCAAACTTTAACACAAGCAGAAACTCCTGTACAAGAATTACCAACAATAGATCCACCTAAAAAAGCAACAACAGAAAGTCCTAAATCATTAGGACTTTTTGAGCTTAATAATACTGATAATGGAGAGCCTAAAAAAGAATCAGGAATAAATGATAGTTTCTTAGTTAAAGGAGCAAATTCATTATTAAGAGGACAATATCAACAAGGTGCAGAAAGAGATTTAAAAATAGACCTTGAAGATTATCAAGATATATTAGGAACTAATATAGGATTTATTCCTAATAAAGAAGCATTAGATACTACAAGAGCAGAAAGACAAAGTAATTGGTCACAATTCGGTAATGCTTTAGGAAGAACAGTATTAAATATTATTCCTGAAATAGTAGCACAAACTGGAAATGTATTAGATTTAGAAGATTATTATAATACTAATAATGAAGTAGGAAACTGGTTATCAAAAGGAATGCAATCATTACAACAAAATGTAAATGAAATGTTACCTATATATAGAGAAAATCCTGATAAACCATTGGATTTTGGAGATGCAGCTTATTGGTTTGAAAATGGTAGTCAAATAGTAACATCTGCAGGTGCATTTGTAGCATTAGGTATGGCTACAGGTGGAGCATCATTAGGAGCAATTACTAAAGGAGCAAAAGCTGTACAATGGTTAAGAGGTTTATCTGTAGCAGAAGGAGCATTAGAAGCAAATGCAGGTATAAGAGCAGGAAGTGCATTAGCCTCTTCTTTATTATTAAATCAAGCAGAAAGTGTAGGAATTGGTGCAAATGTATTTGATAATGTATATAAAAGTAAATTTGATGAAGAAAGGGCAAAAGGATTATCTCCTGAACAAGCTGATATAAATGCAAGAAAAGATGCAGCAGATAGAGCATCACAGGCTATTAATTTTAATAGAGCAAATATATTATTAAATTTAACAAGTGCCTATGCACTATTAAATACTCCAATAGGAGGAACAAGGAATATACTTGCAGCAAGGACTATAGGAAATAGTATTAAAGGAACTGCATTAGAAGCAGGACAAGAATATTTAGAAGAAACAATTAATGACATAGGAGAAGATAGGGCCTATGCAGATAATTATACTTTTAAAGATGGATTAATGCGTGCATTTTCTGAAGAAGGATTTGAATCAGGATTATTAGGAGCAATAGGAGGAGCAGGACAAACAGCTTTAACTAAAGTAGGAAAAATAATACCTATGCATAAAAATATTGAATTTAATAATGCATATACTCAAAAATATTCTGAATTAAATAAAGATGTAAATTTAACTGATGAACAAAAAGATTCACAAGCTAAACAATTTGCATTAGAAAAAGCAGGTACTAATAATAAATTTGTATCAGATAATTATAAATTTAATCGTCAATATGTACAACAACAAGCTATATTAGAAGAACAAAATAATTTACCTAAAGTAGAAAATTTAACAGATAATATTACAGTATTGAATAATACTGATGAAACATTAAAATTATATAATGAAATTGCTAAAGCGAGAAAAGAAGGAAATGTAAGTAAAGTAAAAACTTTAGAAGCATCTTTATTAAATACACAAGCTTTACAAGCATTTACTACTGGTACTACAGATAACTTAGAGAATGTATATAAAGGTTTAAGAGATTTATCCCAAGAAGAAGCAGAAGCAAAAGGTATATATAAACCAGGTGATGAAACTACAGAGGATTTTTATAAAACTAAAATGAGTAAATCTTTAAAAGATTTATTAGTATTAGAAAAAGAATATAATAATTCTCAAAGATATATAAACAGTAATGAGGTATATTTTAATAGAACACAAGCAAAAGATAATAAAGAAATATTAGGATATATACAAGGAGAATTTAATAGAGTATTAGAATCAGCTAATGAATATTATGTAAATTCAAAAGAATTTCTACCTGCTATAACAATGGATACATTAACTGATATTAATGTATTAAATAGTGAATTTGCTAAAACTCAATATTATAAAGATTTAAAAGCATTAAGTACAGCAAGTAAAGTATATCAAAATAATATTAAAAATTTAGAAGATACTTATAAAAATATTACAACTAAAGAATATCAAACTAATTTACGTACTGCTATAGATAAATATAAAAAAGGAGAAAGTAAAAAAGTAGAAAAACAACAAATAAATAAATCAGTAACAGAAGATAAAAAGAAAGGTAAACAATTTACTAAAGCAATGAATGATACTTTAGTAAGAGATAATGTTACAGTTGATGAGGTAAATAATGAAACTACTGTAGAAGAAACAAGTCCTGTACCACTTCCCTCTACAGAACCCTCCACAAAAACTGATAATGTAAATTTACCTGAAAGTAATACTCCACAAGAAACTAAAGAAGTAGGTAAAATACAATCTAAGTTATTTAATCCTTCTTCAGATGAAGCTATATCAGGATTAATAACTAATTTTAATGCTTTTATTTCAAATCCTAATGCAACTTTAGAACAAAAGAAAGAAGGATTACAAAAAGTAAAAGAGTATATAAATTCTTCTGTAAATAATGATATAAATATAAAACAAAATATAGGACAATTTACAGAGTCAGTTAATAAATTAGAACAAGAATTAAATTCTCAATTAAATGTAGCATCAGATAATATATCTATAAGAGCACAAAAACAACAAGACTTAATTGATGATTTATCTAATGATGTATTAAATAGTCCGGCTGAAGAAGAAACACAAGATGAATTTACTAATATTCAACCTCGTGTACAAAAAATGATTGATATATTACGTTTATTACGTAATGAAGGAACATCATTATCAGATTTTAAAGCTGTAATTAAATCATTTGAAGATACTACAGATAAAGAACAAGTACAAGCTGTTTATATACCTTTACGTCATTTGTATAATTTAGCTACTCAACAAGATATTACAGATTCTTATGAAGAATTAATGTATGATGTACCAAAGAAAGTTAAAATAGTAAAAGATAGTAAAGATATTCAAGTATTTAGTTTAGATACAGAATTATATACATCTGATATAGATAAAATATCTAAAGCTGGTTTAACAGTATTAAATGAATTTGCACAAATGAATAATTTAGATGCAAGAGATAGTGCATTTGAATTTGATAGTTTAGGTTATAGAGGAGAAGAAGGACATAATAAAATTGCATATTTAGCAAGAGATTATGGTAAAGTATTTGTAGAAAGAAAAACTGCAAATAATAATCCTTATATAGCTGTAACTAAAGGAGATATTAATAATTTACTTAATGAAAATTTATCTGAAAAAGTATTAGATGGAAGTATAAAAGAAGGAAGTGTTATTAAATTTGTAGCATTAGATGAAGTAGAATTAGCAGACGGAACAGTAAGATCTGCAGATATTTCTACAGTAGATGATAGTCCTATAGGAATTATAGTAGATGGAGAATTACTTGATGGTATTTATCTTCATGATACTTCATGGGTTAATATACAAAACGTAAATAATAGTAAAGAAAATTTAGAAAAACAACAAAATACATTAAGAGAATTTCGTAGATTAGTATTAGATTCTCCTAATGGAATTGAAACTAAAGTTACAAGAGTTGGTCCAGGTGTACCTATTTTAGATGCTACTCGTAATTTTAATCCTGTATCTCAAAATATACCTGATATTAAAGTAGGAATTATTAAAAATAATAAAGTATATATAAATAGAGATACTGTAATACCTGTAACAAATGAATTACTTCCTTATGAAGGAACAAATGTTGCAATATTACCTACTTATAATGGAAGTTTAATAGCTATTCCTGTTTCTCGTACAAGATTTACAGATGCAGATGAAAACGCATATACAAGTACTATATTAAAAGCCGTAGAATATTTTATAGATGGAAATAATAATGAAGCAGTAGAAACTATAAAAAAAGAATATGGAATAGATATTTTAAGTAATAAAGGTATAGAAGAATATCTTACTAAATTTATTTATGGTATAAATAAAAATTTACCTACTGAACAAGATTTTACAGATTATTTAAATAATTTACCTGATGGTGTATTTATAACACATTTTACAAAAGGAGAAATAAGATTTGGAGAAGGAGCAGGAATTAATGTAGGAATAATAAAAAGAAATAAAAACTTAGGACAAGAACAAAAACAAGAGTTATTAACTTCTTTTAGAAATCATGTTGAAAATCTTTTTATTAACTTAGATATAAATAAAGCTTCTGAAAGATTTGCATTACCCATTATAAATGATGATAATACTATAAGTAATGAATATACTTCTTATAATGATTTTATAAAAGATAATTTATTAACTAATCATTTAGGAATAACATTAAATAACGGTAAAACTATATATGCAATTCAAGGTAGTATTGAATTTGATATAGCTTCTCCTTTGACTCAATCAATGGATGTTTCTGTAGAGGGAAATGTTACAGAACCTCAACAAACAGAATATTCAGAATTAGATGATGTAACTGAGGAATTTCAATCTCCTAATACAAATTCAGAAGGATATACTATAAATCCTGCTATAATTGGAAAAGTATTTGAAGTAGAAAATAAAGATGGAGATAATTATAAATTGATTTTAAAATCTATTGAAGTGTTATCAGATGATACTTTAATAGTAAAAGGAGAAAGTAGGAAAAAACAAGTATATACATATAGAGTAGATGGAGCAGGAAATGTAGTTAATTATAAAAATTCTAATACAGAATATGTATATTTACCTGATAAGTTATTTTTAGAACCTGAATTAAAAGTAATTGAAAATAAAGAAGATACTCCACAAAATAAAATTATAAATAATTTATTAAAATTCTCTACATATATTCCTAAAGTATCTATAGAAAATCAAGTAAATCTTACTAAAGCTATTGTTACAGAATTATATCAAGATTTAATTGATAGTAGTGTAAAAGAAGAAGCACCATCAGTAGATATAGTAAAAGCAGTAGAAATTAAATTAGCAGCATTAGAAACAGTAAAACAAAAGTATATTGCACGTAATCATCCACAGGCTGAAAATATGACTATACAGATTGATAGTATAGTAGCTAATAAAAATTTATTAATTCAATCTGTAGAAAGAAGATTTAATACATTTAATAATATTACTACTATAAAATCTATAGATGAAAATAATGATGAAAAGAATGAAGATGATACTAATGATTTTGACCAAGATGAAGTATTAGGAGAAAGGAATGTATATTTAGATACATCTGCATATACTATTGACCCTCGTACTCAATTACGAACTGAAATACAAAAATTCCTTAATGATATTATAGATTACAGAGTAAGTTATAATAAAGAAGGAATAGCAGAATATAAAGAACGTAAAAATCAATTTTTAGATCCAGTATATCCCGGAGAAGACCAAGTATTTAAAACATTAAAAAGATTATTATCTACTAATGGAGAAAGATATATATATCCTACTATAGAAAATTATATAGAATATTTAAGAACTAAACAAGAGCAAATACCATATTTATATGATGTAGTCGATAAATTAGAAAATGCCAGTAAGGAAATGCAAAATATGTTCGTTACAGCGTTCAGCGGGCAGGCTACGCAGCATATCTTTTTGAAAACGTCTTACGATAAGGACGGTAAAAGTTCGTCGCTTGTGCCTATTGTAAATGCGTCCTCAAAGGTACCTGATTTAGTAATTTCCGAGTGGCAAAATAATTTACATAAAGGAATATTAGTAAAAGTAAATGATATTGTAGTAATAAATCCAAAAGCAATTGAATACTTTAATCAAATGTATTCAAGAATACTAAATGGAAAATTACCTCTTACATATGAAAATTTAGATTTAATGATGAAATCCGTAGGAATAGAAATTCCACAATCATTATTTAATTCTTGGGTAGTAGATGGAGTAAGAAGAAAAAATAATGTATTAACATTAAAAGAAAGTTTTATACAATCAGGAGGGGTATTTAAAAATATTAAAGAAAGATATGATGTATTTTCTAAAGTAAAATTGGCAATAGGAGAAGCTAAAGATTTAGATTTAGATAAAATGAATTTATATGCAGATAGTGCCTTTAAAGATTTATCTAAATTTATTGCAGATTATCGTACAGATTTAAGTGCAAATTCATTTAAAGATGGTAACGGTAACAATAACTATGCTTATATTACAAATAGATATGTAATTGATAGATTTGGTAAATTAAAGACTGATAATGATTTAATAAAAGGATTATTACAAGATCCATTTATAAGAGGTTCTAAATGGTTAGAAATGCTAACTAAAGAAGATGAAAATGGAAATAGAGTAATTAATAAAGATAGTGTATTATACAATACATTGGATTATAATACTGATAGTTATTATTCTAATGATAATAAAAAAGTAGCTATAGAAAGATTTACTCCTAAAGAAATGGAAGAGTTTAAAGTAGGAATGTTTACTAATAGAGGCGTAGAAGCTTCTAAACTTCCAGTACATAGATTTTTATATCCTACAATGTCAGATAAAACAGGACTTATTCAATTTACGACAGTAGGTAAAAATTATAATTTAATAGACGGTAGATTATCAAGTTTTGAATTAGAAGAATTAGTAGATATACTAATAATGCCGGAAATAAATAGAATTAAACAATTTCAAAATAATCCTGATAAAATTAAAGTACAGGAGTATAAGAATGGTGCAATGAATTTCTTACTGTTTCCTGCATTAAATAATATAGATAGATTTTGGATAAAAGATAATGATGGAAATCGAATATCTTTAAAAACAGAAGTAGGAGAAAGTCAGGATAGTAGAAATCTACTTAAAGAAGCTTTAAGATTATATATTAATTCTGAAAAGGATAAAAAATATAATAAATGGTTAGATACAGGCTTTGTAAAAGTAGATGAATTTACAGGACAAATTAAATATAGTAAAATAGATAAACAATATGTAGAAAAGTATGGAGATAATATAAATAATCTTCTTACTAATTACACTATTAATTATTTAGTAGCTAATATGAACTTTCAACAATTGTTTGTAGGTGACCCTGCATTCTTTGCTAATAAGGTAAATAGTAATGCAATTACTCAAGCAAGAATGACTAACGATAATCAATTTAAACGTCTTGCAGGACATAGTGGTACTAAAAATACAATTATATCTGAAAAAGGAGAAAACTTTAAATTATTAGTTATAAATGATTTAATTGAAGGTAGTACAAATTTAGCACAATTAAAAGAATGGGGAATAGATAAAGGATATGATGCTATAAATGTTGCAGATGCTCAAGAATTTGTAACAGTAGAAGAGGCATTAAGAATTAAAAATAAAGAAGAAGGATTATCTCAAGAAATTATAGATGAAATAATGTACAGGCATAATACTGATAAACCTTTAAATTTAGAAGAATTTGGAGTAATATTAGGTCCAACTAAACCTTTATATTTTAATAATTATATGAGAGAAGGATTAGATACACCTTTATATGTAAAATCATCAGCCGTTCCTCTTACTAAAGAATTTACAAATGGTACACCATTAGAAGATTTAAGAGGGTTTATGGAAGTTGAAAATATTGATAGAATTGCATTTAAATCGGCAGTAAAATCAGGAGCGCCTTCTACAGTAATAAATTTATTTAATGAAAATGGAGAAGTAGTTATACCAGATAATTGGAAAGAAGCTTTATTAGAAGTACCAAGAGAAGGACATGGAATACAGCAAAAAGTTCCTTATAGTACTACATCAAAAGATATTAATATAGGTTCACAACGTGTAAAACTAATATTAACTAATTTACATAATGTAGATGGATTTATAGACCCTTTCACTGGAGATTCTCTAAAGGGAAGAGATATTGGTAAAAAGTTTAATGAGAATATGGGTAATTTATATAAATTACATAATGAAAATTTACGTAAAGAATTAGATTACAATGAAGAAACTGGAACCATAAATATTAATAAACTTAGAGATATAATTGTAAAAGAAGGAGTATCAAGAGGTTATAATATTAATGATTTAGAAAGTTTATCACTAAATGAAAATGGTACAGACTTTGAAATTCCGTTATATCTTAATGCTAATGCTTCTAAATTAAATTCATTAACTAATTCAATAGTTGATAATAGAATTAGAAAATTAAAAGTAAGAGGTAAATCTTTTGTACTTGTATCAGAAGTAGGACAAGGTAGAAATAATATAGTAAGTATAGATAACGTAGATACACAAAAATTAATAACTACTAAGGATTGGGATGGTACATTAAAAACAACAAGAAATGAAGATGGAACTATAAAATATTCAGAAGTTTTATTACCATTTAAATTTTGGGATAATAAAGGTAGTTTAC